ATCAGATGAACTATTGATTTCAAGCCAAAAAAAACCAACCAAATCTTGTTCATCTGTTAGTTCTTTAATTGCTTGTTTTGGATCTGTTACAGGGGTGTGTTTGTTTTCTTGTATTTTCTCACAAGATATATCAATAAATTTTACTATATCTTCTTTTTTGTAATATGCCATGATGATGTCTATTTTTACAAAATATAAACATCATTAGCCAAAAAAACAAGAATAAAAAGCTAGTTTTTAATGTACTCCTTTAATAGGACTTTGTCTTGTCTGTTGGTAGAGTCGCAATAGGGGTGGTTTCCATTTTTTAAAGGACAAAATATACAACTGTTTTTTCCAAGGGTTTGTTTTATTTTTGGAAAGAATCTATCAATATGTATACTCTTTATAGCTAAAACAAGTTTGTTTAACGAATTTTTTATTTCAGCTTTTGTTGAATTTACATCAACTATCTGTATATTTCCTGGGTAAGATTTGGGGTCTTTTTTCTCTCTTAATCTATTTAGAACCACATAGCAGCATTCGATATCTTCAAGTAATACATTGTTTTTTCTACCCCAAAAGAATTTGTAAAACCTCATTTGTGCTAAAAAAATTTCGTCTTTTAATTTTTTATCTATATCCCAATCTGTACCAGATGTTTTCCAGTCAAAAATTTTATATTTTTTAGTTACTTTATGTCTAACAACAAGATCAATAAAACCTTTAAAATAAAAATTAGAATATATATTTTCATATAAAGACTCTTCGATAGCTACAATTTCATAGTCTTTAAAAATTTTTTCAAAATCTAAAATCCTTAAAATATTTTCACCCTGATCAAGAAAGTCTTCAAAATTATTTTTGTAATCATATGTGTCATACATATTTTCCTTCATTAATTTTGTGAACATATTTCTAAAAAAAGACACTCTTTGTTCGATGTTTAGATTATCTTTTAAAACAATTTCAATAGATGCATGTATTGAATTACCAAAATATAAATGAATAGATGGTGGCTGTTGTAATATAGCCAAATATTTTTCAAGAAGATGTCTATGACCACACTGATAAAACAAAGAAAATTCACTATAACTTATATGAATTTTTTTGCCTTCTACCAACAACTCTGGCGCTTTATTATCTTCTTGCAATATCATAAATCAAGGTTAAATTTAGTGTAAAAAACTTATAAATAAAAGCTTTTTGCTTAATATTTATATAAAATGGTTTTACCAGAAACATATAGAAATAGATTAATGGAATTAGCTGGATTAAACCCAGACAATTCAAAAAACCTATCAGAAGCATCTATAATGCCAGATCCTTACGCTGCATCTAAAAGTAGGGTTAAATTTGACATGGAACTGATGAAACAAGCTATAGAGGGCGGTATTGAAGTTGGATTGGTGTTTCAAAGCAATAATGAAAAATACAAAATGCCAATTTGGAAGACTAGAATTGTGTGGCCTTTTGTGATGGGATATGATAAAAATGGTCAACTTTTGGTAAGGGGTGTGCATGTTGAGGGTCAATCAGAAAAGAAAGCTCTTGAAACAAATCCAAGACAGGGGAGCGCTCAAGCTAAGGATGAATGGAGGCTTTTTAAAGTTTCCAATATAAAATCTATGTTTTTTACTGGCGGTTATTTTCAAGGACCTCCAAGCGGTATAAATGGAGCTTATAACCCAAATGATTCAGCAATGTCAAAAATACTTGTTGCTTTTGATAAGAAAAAAGCTATGGAGTATCAAAATAAACTCAAGAAAAACGTGCCAGTTTCTCCTACTCCAATAGACATAAAAAAACCAATTCAAAAAAGCTCAGAGAAAATTAAACCACAACAAAAAGCAAAGCCTCAAACACAGCAAGATTTGAGGGACAAAGAAAATGCTAGAAAATTAAAAAACAAAATTGACACTCTCACAAAACAGCTAAAAGAAGCTTTTCAGATTTCTGCTTCAAAGAGTTAAGTAAAATTGAACATCCTGCGTAAGATTTTTCTGTCTTATGCTTTTCCATTAATTTTTTATCTTTAATATACAAACTAAAAAAAAGGTTTTTCTTGATCTCAAACACAATTTTGTTTTTGTAAAAACCTTGTATAAGATATCCAGACTTAGATGATTTCCATTTAATTTTACCGTAGCTTTTTTCTATTTCACTTATCGCTTTTTCTTCTTGCTTTTTTGCTAATCTTTTCTTCTCAATCTCTCTTATTTTGCGTTTAATTTTTTCTTGTGCTTCTTTTATTTTAATTTCATTTAACTCTGACAATCTCTTTCTCTCTTCAAGCTCTTTTTTTAACTTTTCTTTTTCAATATTTTCTTTGTCGTTTTGTTCTTGAATTGAAACTATGGTTTTTACAACATTCTCAGCCTCTTTTTTTGTAGGTGGTCTTCCTCTCTTTTTTTTAGGATAGTCTGGTGGTTGTGGGCCACTCGATTGATCTTGCGGTGTAGATGGTATAATATTCATAAAATATTTATTGTTGTTATTCCAGCTTTTGGATTTTTATCTAAAACCTCTTGTGTTAAACCATTTCTAACTTTTGTCACTTCTATTATATTATCTGCAAAGTCTTTTATTTCACTTCTGTGCGTAATCACAATAACGTTTTTATGTTTATTCTTTAAATAATTTAAAATATTCATTATTTCGAAAGTTAATTCGTCGTCCAAGGTGCCAAAACCTTCATCTATAATACACAGAGATGGTTTGGTTAAACTACTAATATAATGAAGCGAATCTTTAATGGCTATTGTAGATACGAATTTTTGAGCTCCAGAAGCAAATGATAGTGGCAATGTATCAGATTTGTCGTCGTTAAAATAAAACGTTTCCACAATGTCGCCATTTTCCAAAATAGATAATTGCAACTTAAAATCTACAGCTTGTTGTAAAATAGTGTTTATTCTATGGTTTATTAATGGTAATTTTTTTCTTATTATTAGGGCTGGTATCCCGTCTTTATGCATAGCCTGAAGGTATATGGAATATTTTTTGTATTTTTTCTCATATTCACTGATATCTATAAGTTTTTGTTTATGGTATTCTATGTTGTTTTCTATAACTTTTAATTCACCGAACAAAATCGTGGATTGTTTGTCCATGTTATAAATTGTGACTTTGTAGGCTTGAGAAAGTTCTGATTTGTCATTAATTTGATTTTGTATTTCTAAGTTCTTTTCTTTCTTTGCTTCATTGTTTTTTATTTTTAAAACTATATCCTCAAACTTTTTAATTTGATTCTTTAGGTCCTCAAGCTTGGATTTTAATGTGTTTAACAAAACTGATTTTTCGTCGACATCTTTGTTGTGTTTTATAATATCAGCTGACTTCAAAAATAGATCAAGTTTTTCTTTTAAAGAATTAATTTTTTCTACCCTATTTTCTATTGTTTGTTTGATATTTAAAAGTTTATCGTTGTTGTTTTGAAAAGTTAAATTATGTGATTGACTTTCTTTGTTTTGTTTTATTCTATTTTTTTTATGCTCCATTAATTCTTTAGCAATACGAATATCTTCAAGACACTCTTCTTCTTTTTGTGGGTCAGCCTTCTCTTGAACACTTCCGCAAGTTGGGCAGTTTTTACCTTTAAAAGCAATTAGTTGACCTTCTAAATTTGTTATTTTTTTAGAAAGTTCTTCTACGCTTTTTTCATATTGCAAAATAACTTCGTCACTCTCAATTGGTTTTAAACTTTTTGAGCTAAGCCAGGATTCTAAATTTAATTTATTTGCCGAATCTTTCTTTAAGGACGATTCTTCTAGTGAAATTTGCGATCTAAGTTTATCTTCTGTTACAGAACTATCAAATTGAAGTTCTTTTTTAAAGTTTTTTGATAACCAATCGGTAAGATCTTCAACCTCTTTTGTTTTAGATTTTATATCCAAATTGCATTGTTCTATTTTATAAGTAGCAGTACCTATATCTTGTATTTCAACTGGGTCTAATTTTTCAATTTTTTTTGTTAAATTTAAAATTTCAACATCAACATCTTCTTTGCTTTGTGAGGCTTTGTTTTTTTCATTAACACACTCTTCGTAATTTTTACTTTTATAATCTCTTTCAATAGTTAAAGATTTTATTTTGTCTTCTAAAACTAATTTATCTCCTAGTTCTTTTTGTTTTTTCTTTATCTCGTTAAACTCTTCTTTTCTGTATTCATATCTGTCTTTATATGATTCTAAACCCAAATACTTACTTACAAGAGTGTTCTTTGGTTGTTGTGACATGCTTAAATAATCATCCTTGCCACCTTGTGTTTGCAGAGATGTTTTTGTAAAATCATCAAAAGTGCCAATTGCTTTTTCTATTAATTTACCAACTTCATTTTTTTCAGCAGTCGCGGAGTCAGATATTTCATTTTCCCATTTTTCATTATCTAAATTTCCGTCTTCATCATATTCAAATTCTAATGTTTTATAAGAAACGCCATAACTGTTGGAAGTTGTTCCATCTTTTTTTATGGTTGTTTTTACACTTCTTTCAATTAAATATTTTTTACCATCAATTGTAATCCAAAGTTTAACATATCCCTTGTTAGAATCTGTGTAAATATTAACAATGTATTTTGATGAATTTAAATCGCCTCCTAAAATTTCTTTAAATAAACCCCAAACAAGAACTTTTACAATATTTGATTTGCCGTTGTAATTTTTGCCAAAAACTCCAGTAATACCTCCAAGTAAATCAAAGTCAATTACAATTGGTTTTATTGGTAAGGAAAAAATATTGCTTGCTTCCATTTTGTTGAGCTCCCATTTGGCACTATGGTGTTGACTCTCATCTAAACCCAACTCTTGGGTGGTTTCTCTGTGTAATTTTAGTAAATCTAACTCCTCTTCTTGTGTGCAGCTATAGTTTCCATTTGATATAAATTCTTTCAAATATTCTTCGCTCTCTTTAAGTTCTTCTTGTTCATCCTCTGCAATAACAATTTCTTTAGCTAAAGCTTCAAATTGTACCTTTACAACTTCGCAGCCGTGTTTGTCTTTTACTAGTCTAACAATTTGATTTTCCTTTTCTTGTGAAAAGTTTTCTTCGTAATCTTCCCAAACAATGTAGACCTTAGTTTTCTTTTTGTTGCTACTGAATTTTATATGCTCAATTCTTTCTTCAAATTTTTCACCCTTGGCAATATTTAATTTTGCAAAACCATAATCATTTGGTACAAATTTTCTTTCATGCTTTCTAGTCTCAATGTCCCAAAGAAGATATCCCTTGTCTACAGACTCACCATAGTTTTGTTGCAGAAGTGAACCGCTGTATGCCATCCAGTCATATTTACGCTTTATTTTAATCTTTCTTCCCATATTGTATTATGTCTAAAAACATTAATTTTAATTTATCATCATGAATAAGTATTTTCATTTCAAAATATAATTCAGTGTAATCTTTGGACGGAACCATACTTGTTGTTCTGGTTTTATAGTCATACTGCGCTATTTGCGTATCTTTTTCTGGATAACGAATTACTAGTTGTTCAATTCTTTCCAATAAGTTCATATTCTATTTTTTAATTTAGTTTCTAAAAATTTAATTATATTATCTTTATATTTTATTCTTATTAAATCAACATTTCGTTGAGCACAGTATTTATTTTTTACTTCGTCTCTTTCTTTTTGTTTGTTTAATAGGTTTAAACCTTTTATTTTGTCTAAACCATGAAATTCTGGAACATACTTAAAATGTTGCTCTCCGTCATACTCAATGCATACATTCAAATCAGGAAGATAAAAGTCAAAAGGAAGCATCATGCCAGTCTTTGGATTAATGCAATCAGAAAAATATTTTTCAAGTACATAATTAATTCTGTTGTTTTTTAAAAAATGGACTATTTGGAGTGCAGCATTGCTAAGTTTTTTAATTACGATCTCTTCAGATACTATAGGGGCAGATTTATGTTTCGCTTTTTTCGATTTCTTTTTGACCTTCTTTTTTGAAATAGTGTTGTTGAAGATGTTTTTGCGAGGAGTTTTTGGGTTTGTGGCTAACAACTTGATTAGCTCTTCTTTTGTTATTTCTTTTCCTAAAATGTTTTCTTTCCAATTGGTAGCTAATGGCAATTCTAAATTTAGAATTGTTGCCTGTTCAGAGGAGGGCACCTCCCAGTTTCCAAAAATATATTTTATATAGCCACTTGTGAGTAAAACTTTTTTGTTTTTGGCTTGTGTTTCTAATGACTTTCCTATTGAGGATGCTAAGCAATTTATTTTTGACTTCCTTACACTTTTGAGACGTTTACTATTCTTCATAACCAACCACCTCCCATCCCTCTTTTTTGTATTTATCCAATTCTGATTCATCAATTATCATTGTTTCCTCTTTTTCAAATGTTTGATATTCGTGAATATCGCCCATCATTACAATGTCAAAATTTTTAAAAACTGACGGCTTCCAATGTGTTTCTCCTTGTATAATCAAACCATTATCTCCTCTCGCTCCGTTTATTTGACCATGAAATAAAGCTACATAATTTACACCTGGTTGTTTTTCTTCTAATGTAAGAATTTTGTTATCTTTCATAGAATAAACGCCGTATACAAAATTGTCTGATATTTTATAAAATCCACTATCAGGATAATAATAAACAGCTTTCTTTTGAAAGTCTATTTCATCTTTGTTTTCAGCAGTTACAATATATGCTGTTTTATCTGCGTGTTTTTCAATTAAATTTGATAGGTTGAAAATTGGGCTTATTGCGTCCCCTTGTTCTAATTGCTGTAAATTCATGTCGTGATTACCAAGAATAACATCTGTTGGCGCAACCCTTGATAGACCGATGAGTAACTCTGAAATAAGGTTGAATGAGCCTGGTGAAATATTAATCTTGTGGTGGCTAATATCGCCAGCTACAACAATCCTGTCAGGCTTAATTTTGTGTAAGTCTTCGATCAGTTTTTTAAATACAGCTCTGTATTCATCATGTCTTGATCCAAATCTAACTTGTATATCTGCTAAATGCGCAATTTTCATGTGTGGTATTAATCTTTAATTTGTTGATTCAATAATAATTTTAAGCGAGAGTTTTCTTCAACCAGTTCTTTAATTCTTTTTGTTGGCTCTGCGGCTGCACCAGCTCCAGCCCAAATAGATACTATCTGATGTTCAGTGCCTTCTTCTGGGTGAACAAAAGCAATATGCGTCATCATGTGTCTATCTTCGTGTGAAACTTTTAAGATTAATTCAAATAAATCAGCCAACATTTTAAATGTATGCTGTCGAAATACTCTTGGGTTTTTATAAGCAAAATATGCTATTTTTAGGGCGTTAATAAATCTTTTCATTTTTTAGTTTTTAGATATTTTGGGACCAAATCCATTAACCCCTAAAATATATTTAATAAATTGTTCTTGTATAGCTTTAGAATTTTCTTCGAACCATTTGGATGATTTTGGGTCGTGATTCCAAAACATAAAATTTTCAGTATCTCTTTCTATTTTTTCCATTTTTGAAATATTCGCACCATCTTCATCTTGTTTACTCAAAGGAATACTAGATCCCAATTGTACCACGTCATCCTTATTTTTATATGTATAAAATAATAAAAAACTGGGAAATTCTGTAGCGTTTTTTGCTGATTGGTATAACTCTTTTGTTGTCATTTTATTCGTTTAGTATTTTGTTAATTTCGAAAAGTGTATCAATCTTTTTTGGGTGTTTTAAAATTTCGTTTATTTTTTCTTGTCCATGATCTTCGTATATTTTTGAAACATCCTTCCCCCCTTTTAAATCAATAAAATAAACACTTAAACCAAGTGAAGAAAACATGTTGTAAAATTCTGAACTATCTTTAAAAGCATCTGAATCGAGACAGATTATTACTGTTGATTTATGTTCTAACAATTTGCTTATTAGTAGTGGTGATGGTGATTTTCCAAGCAATGGTATAGAGTTGGGAATCCTATAAGAATCAAATACACCCTCAACTAAATATACTGGAAGATCCCAGTTGATAAAATATTCGTTATAAATTATGTCATGAACATGAGGGGTATCTGGTTTCCAATATGGCCGTTTAGCATCTTTTAAGTATGCTCTGGCTTCATAATAATTTGTTAAACCAGCAGCGTTTAAAGATGGCATAATTATTCTAAATTTTCTAGGACCGCTTTCTGTGTATCCTATTTTATATTTATCAATCTGAGACAAACTTACTTTTCTTTCTATGGTTAAATACTCCCAGGCTAATTCCCACAATCTGCTTTTTCTTTTTTGTGACAATGGCATATATCCTTCTGGTAATTCACAAACAATTGAGTTATGATCAACTTCTAGATTTTTAAAAATGCTAAAGTTTGCTCTTTCGTATCTTGGCAAAATAAGCTCTAATCTGGACAAATCATCTTTAGAACCATATTCTTCAACAAGCCTATAAATATAACCACTATATTTGCATTTCCAACATTTAAAAACTTTAGAATCAGAACGATAAGCAAGATTAAATTTATTGTCCCCTCTACATTTTGCAGTTGGGCAATTAAATTCCCATTGTAATCTTGTTTCTGCTCCACTTGAATGGCGTGGGGCTCCAAGAAAATTGTGGATAATATTAGTGATTAAATAATTGTCCTTTTCGCTAGCCATACCATGCAAATATAGCTAAAAATCACAACTTTAGCAATAAAAGCTAGACATTTATATGTCATTAACATATAAGTTAGTAACTTTTAAAAAACCACTCTATTTATAAACAAAAAACAATGCCACAAATTTACATTTATACACTGGAACATCCAATAACTCACGAAATTAGATATATTGGAAAAACAACACAACCTTTAAATAAAAGACTAAAGGCTCATGTATATGAATCAAAACAGAAGAATAATCATAAATGTAATTGGGTTTACAAGTTAATCACAAATAATCTTACACCTATTATAAAAATATTAGATATAGTTACAGAAAAAGAGTGGGAGTTTTGGGAATCATATTGGATTGAACAATTTAAAACTTGGGGATATAATTTGGTTAATCAAACTCCAGGTGGAGAGGGTTATAAACATACAGAAGAAACAAAAAATAAAATAAGAGAAGCTCAACTTGGTAGTAAAGGACATATGTATGGTAAAAAAATGGCCAAAGAAGTAAGAAATAAAATTTCTAAAAGTTTAGAGGGTAATAGTTTTAGAAAAGGCAAAAAATCCTCTCCAGAAACAATTAAAAAAAACATAAAAAATGCATCTCGATATTGGTTGGGGAAAACTAGAGATGAAGAAACAAAAAATAAAATAAAAATTAATCGTAAAGGAAAAGGAATTGGACCAAGACCAGACTTAATTAAAAATGGTAAAGAAAATTATTTTTTTGGTAAAAATCACACAGAAGAAACCAAAAATCATTTAAGAAAAACAAAAGGAACATCAATAGAGGTTTTTGATATAAACATGCAAAAACTTTTTGAGTTTGATTCTATTAAACAAGCGGCTAAAGAATTAAAAATGTATAGTGGTGATATAAAAAACTTATTGCAAACTGGTAATATGCAAAATAAGCGTAAAATATATTTTAAATATTCTTTTGTCGATCTATCATAATTAAAGCGCACAGCCCGATTACGTAGCTGTCGCATACATCGTAATTTTCGTCGAGAAGTTTTCTAGATTTAGGACCGTATTTCCAATCAATCAATGGTTCCAATTCTTTTACTTTGTTCCAAACTTCATGTTTAATTGAGCCTTCTTTTTCAACATTCATCGTTGGGAACGCTTCTTTTCTAGCGTGATTTACATTAAAATAAATTGGTTGTATTTTAAATTCCAAGTAAAGATATGAGCTAATCATTCCATTAAAAAAATTCAAAAGTGCAATTGTTGTTGCTGATGAAAATTTACCCATAAACTTTTTGAGAGGTTCCTCAATAGCTATATAAGCAACATTATATTCTTTTAAAAAAGAAATTGCTTTTTTAAACTCTTCTAGCTTTTCAAAAATTGTTAACTTGTCTCCGAATTTTACATAGCTTGCAGTCTCCAATTTACCATCTTCTCTAAATAAAGAATATCCGATGCAGCTAGTCGAAATGTCTAAACCTAAAATATACTTTGTCTTATTTTCCATTGTTTTGTTTTGAATAATATATCGAAACGAAACGAAAAAATCAAATTAATTAAACTTCCAAACAAACCCATAAGCTGTCTTATATTTGCCAAGACACACCTTGTTGATATTACCCTGGCTCATACCAGTTTCAACCTGAACATGCTTACCAGAGTCCCAGAAGCGAATAAATTGACCATCTAGAGTATATTGCGAGATTGGTTTTACTTTGGCCTTTGCCATTTTTTCTTTGGCTTCTGTAGATCTAGTTTTACCTTTCCAATATCTACTGTTGTTAATTGTGATTTTATTAATTGCTTCCTGAGTGTGTTGATTACCTCTGTTGGCATCACCAATTTTTTTCTTTGTTTCTTCTGGTAGGTTTTTACCGAGCCAGAATTTGGTGGCGTTTTTGCGGATTTTTTCTATTGCTTGTACTGTTTGAGTTGAACCCAATCTTGAACCAGCTGTCGGACACATGTTGTATTCTGGCTTAAGAGTATCAATATAATGTTGTTCACGTGGAATCAACTGAGTTAAATCCTCTACTACTTCAATCAATCCAAAAATAAAGCTATTTTCTCCATGTTTATTCCAGGCATTTTGTAAATATGTAGAGTGGTGTTTATTTTTTTTTAATAAATAAGTGTGTTCATAAATTCTTCTTAAGAAATCTTCTGCAGAACCAACGTATATTTTGTTGTCTAGTATATTTTTGATTTTATATATTCCTGACATAATTTAAAATATAAAAAAATCCCTGGTAAAAACCAAGGATTTTCTTTTTTGTAAATAATTGATTTACAAGTCGTTACACCTCAATATCAATATTAAACGTGATCAAGTTCGTGAAATTCTTTTCCACTGGTTCGCTCAATTTTGCAACTGCAATTAGTTCGCTTTTTCTGTTGTATAAAGCAACTTCGGTGATCCACAATGAGTCAAAATTATTTGTTTGAGCGTTAAACTCTTGGGCATTTTTTGCGGCATCCCAGGTTGGATTGTTTGTGAAATAAAATTCACCTGGTAAGCCCATGCATATTACAGAAGTTTTATAGCTTATGCTAATGTCATAAAAAGTTGTTTGCGACTTTGAAGTGTCTGTAAAATATATATCTGTTGTTCCAGATGAACCACCAGTGTTTGCTATATTTGTGTGCAATTTTAAGCCTTGAGTCCACGGAATATTGTCCACAATTGATGGGTGTGTTAAAACAATATATCCTTTGTCTAAACAAACAAAACCGCAAGGAATGTCGTAATTATATCCTTGATTTGTGTTGTTTGGATAAGATGGTGTAACTGGCGTTGCGTAAGTAATTGCGCTAGTTGGTCTTTTATCTGTGTTTATATCATAAGAAATGTCTAAGTCAGAATATGGGACCGCTGCTGGTCTTTGTGAAAACGATGTGGTGTTCCAAGTGGTTACACTACTTTTAGAAGTTGTACCCCCGTTTGTAGTTCCAGTGTAAGGCAAATTAAGTTCATCACAAAATAAGAATGCAATATTGCTTCCCAAAAATACGTTGTTTTCTTTCTTTTGTAATGTAGAATATGTGCTTGATACCACTGTTTTAGCGCTCATTGTAGAGTTAAAAACAAGTGTTTGAGGGACCTTAATTGTTAAGCTACGACCATCAATAATTTCGTTATAACTCGATTTTTCAATAGGCATTATAACTATTCTATCAACATTGATTTGTAGTAACTCTGGGTTAGATAGAGCCAATGTGCTTCCGCTTGCTAAATCGGAATAAACATTTGGCACATTAAACGAAGCAAAATAGTTTGCTTTTTTATTTGTTGTGTCTGTTCTATCACACAAGGTGTATGTAATACCACTACCATTTAGTGTTACACTAGTTGAAGACTCTTGTCTGTTTGATATTGTGCTAGCTACAGCTTTGAAAATTTGAGTTGCCATGTTTTAAGTCTATGTTTTTTATTATGCGGTGCTTACTGAAGTTGAACCAGCGTTGGAAACGCTTGAAAATGTTCCTTGGTATTTTAAGAAAAATGTAACAGCATTTCCTGGCTTGTTTGTACCAGCTCCGTATGCTATGAACTTTAAATTTCTAGATCTAACTGTTGGTGTAACACTATTTGTATATGGTTGTCCAGTTGCTGGGTTTGTGTTTATCCAGGATCTTAAAGCTTGTAAATAAGAGGCTGGAACACCTGTTTTGTAATCATAGTAACCGTCTTGCATAAGATTATTTGCAACACAAAAGGTTACATACATAATGTTTCCAACTGTTGGGTAGTGTATTTTTAAAAATGGAGCGCCATTGCCAGATGTAGTTGTTAGAGGGATAACAGCTTTTGTTCCACCTCCGCCAGCAAGATTTATTTGTGTAACACCTGGAGATGTTGGGCCAGTTACAATAAAAGCTTCCGTTATTGGAGCATTGTTATTGTTTTTATCAACAGTTGAAAAAATAACCTCTTGTTTAAATGGTATTAAATTTGGGGCCGTATTTGGTGTTGATGGTGGTAGAACACCTACTAATGTAGTATTTGAAGTTGCCATTTTTTTATTTTTATTTTGTTCCCTTTGTTATCATTTTTTAATTATGCGCCAGAAGAAGTTTCTGAACTAGAAGATTCACTGCTTGAACCGCTGCTCAATGTTATGCCGCCACCCAAGGTAGTTGCACCAAGTGCTCCAGAACCAGATGTTCCAACATCTACGCTTGAGCTAGTTAAATCATCTCCTCCTGGAACACCAAATCCACTAGCAGATACTGTGCTTGTTGGATTTGATACAATTACCACTTGTTGAGTTGGTGGAACATCAGTTGCTGCGTTTGTTGGCATTCCAGCATCTGTGTTTAATGTTAATGTGTTTCCAACTATATTCGTAGAGTATTGTGGATCAACAAAAGCCATTGCATCAACAGTGTAATAAACCAATTTTGATTGAACGTAATCTGCTGTTGATTTTATACAATCTTCTGATTTTCCAGTAATATCTGGAACATCTCCTGATTCTAATCTTTCACTTGTTGCATAATTTGTGTCAGGATCTCCCAACCCAAAAGCTTTTATTTCAAAAAGATCGTTTCCAGCTGAATCAAAACGAATATTACCTTTGTTGAAAAGGTAAGCCCTTCCTTTTTCTGACAAATATGCTGTAGCGTATATAGTTGCTGCAGATTGAATTCTACCCATGGTTTTATTTTTTTATAAATATTAATATATTTTTTTTCATTAAAAATCTATTTCAAGTTGAAACGCTAAGTATCTGCTGGAATTTTTTGGTATTGGATAAGTAAACTTACCAACGCCAACCAACACATTGTTTGAATCTAAAACTCCTATTTCAGTAATATATGTATCCAAGTTTACAGTTGAGTTAAAAGATGGATTATTTGAAGAATTAAAAGATGTGTTTGGGGCCAACACTGTCAAAACACTTTTAAATGTTGTGGCCATTATATCGCAACTTATGTTTCCAAAGAAGAAAGATTCTTGACCAAATGTAATGCCGCTAGTCCAACTGCTTGTGCTTTGTGTGAAACCAGAGTAACGTCCACTTAAAGAAAATGTTGTTCCTGAATTGTAATCTTCTTGCGAAATAATAAAATTATTTGTCAACAAAGATACTGGATCTATAGAGGCCGTACTAGTTCCGCTATATATACCATTTCCTCCAGGTGATGCAGAAATTAACTTCCAAGTATCAGAAGGCAAATTATCTATTTTCATGTTTGGGTACAAAGTTTTGTCAACTTTATTTACCATTAATTGAACACTATTTGCATTCCAACCAGTGCCAGAATATGTTTCCATACCAGTTGCACTTCTTAAGTAAGGGAAGCCATTTGAACCAAATGAAACCCTTAAATATTGTGGATTTCCATTGTTATCATTAACTCCATCTATCTGAGATATGTAATTACAATTAAGTGGTGGTAAAAACCCATAAGTCAAACCAGTTGATGATGGTGAATATGGACTTACGCTATCTACCATGTATGTTACATAGTAAGTATAACCAGTTTGTAATATACCAGTAGCATTTGCTGTTGACAATGGGTATTTTGGTGAAAAACTTGTACTTAAAGATAGTGGCGGCAAAGTAAAGTTTCTATTTGACTTATATGTTAAAGCTGTAAGCAGTTCTGGGTCCGTAATAATTATAACCTTCAATTTATGGTATACTCTACCAACTATCATATCACTTGTAGATGTTCCATCTCTAAGAGGTCTATACGAAGTTCCAGCTACAGAATCATAAGTTGTTGGTCCAGCTGCGTCTGATAAAGATAACCCCCAAGGCATTCCTTGACCAGCATTAGCTGGGTAGTTGTGCCACATTATGTGTGGCATATCAATAACAACAGTACCTTCAACAAGTTGTTCGGCGTATGTGTTTCCGCTATATTTATTAGAATAGTGAACCACTCCAAACTCTCTTGTTTCTGAAGAAAAACCAAAATATTGTTTGCTTCCATTATATTCTATTGAACCATAAGTTGTGTAAGCACTCATTGTTGAGTCTGTTCCGATCACACTACTTGTTCTAACTATGTTCATGTTCCAAACCTGGCAAGAAACAGTTGTGGCTGATCCATAATATGTATCAACACCACTAAATGGATAAAAATAAGCATTAGTAGCCAAATGTGAAGTGGAAAGTGTGGCTCCAAAATTTGGTAAATTTCTATCTAAATATACGCTTGATGTTAATGAGTTTGCACTTAAAACTCTATACCAAAGAGAAACAAGAGGCGTTCCAGAATTAACTATTGTTGTTGCAACTGATGTGTTTCCACTGTTTTGAATTGGCTTCCATGACACAAACATTAATTCTCCACCGCGTGGAAAGTATGTTCCACCAGTCATTTTTATATTATTTGTTCCGCTTGGTGTTTCTGCTGAATATCTTATTATGGACTTACCAAGCATTTTTGATGGGTCTAACGCCCAATTTGATGTTGATCCAGTGTAAAAACCAGTTGATGGTGTTGCTGCGGATGTTATTTGTTTTGCCGATGCTACAGAACTAAAAGCAACTGGCTCAGTACCATCAAAATTTGTAAGTGGTAAAATTGGGTGATTATCTTTTGGTCCAATAATTCTATTAAGACAAGAGATGTTATATGAACTCGTTGTATCAAAATCATATTTAATTTCTCGATCTGAGAAAACAGCTTTTGAAAAATTTAACTGCCCCAAAGACAGCAATCTTCTCCCATCATCTGTTAATTTGATGTTTAGGTAAGTTAACGGCTCTTGTGAAAGATATGCACACATTTTTGTAGAATTTCCTATAAATATTAGTAAAAAAAATAATAAAACAATTATGAATTGTAAATACTTGTTGTGTTTTGCTTTATAATTAGAATCTTTTTTGCGAATATTTATAGGAAATTATTTTTATTGTGTCAAGCAACTTAATCACACCAAATTCAGCGGATACCCTTTCGGTTTTTTATAGACCTGGTGAGGATAAAAGGTTATTGAACACGAATTCTGATTCTATATTTACATTTGGTGATTTCAGAATATATAGAGACAATGACTCTGAAGCAATAACTGGCACAAGTAAAAACTTAAATTTTGACTCATTTTCTACTCTTGATTCTCTGGGGGTGTCTAATTTTATGCCTCCACAGTCTTATTCTGTAAATCAAAATGAGTTGAATTTAAAACCAAACGATCCATTTAGTTATTCTTATTTTGGTTCTTTTTACACAGAAGTTGCAAATTCTATAAACAACATAATAACTAATTTTCCTTACGCGATACTGTCTTACGACAATAACACTGGAACAACAATTTATGATTATTCAACATCTGCAAACACAATAACTGGGGTAAAAGTTTCATCTTTTAAAATACCATATTCAGCGCTAACAAATCAAGGTGGAATTATTTTAAACTCAGGCTCTACAATAACTGGAGTTCTTAGTCTTGTATATGATTTTGATCAATTTGAAATAGAGCTTAGTGGTTCATCAACAACTGGAGTCACAAGTGCAATTCCAATCACAGAATATAATTTTTCTGCTGGAAGCAATTCTTTTCTGTCTTTCACAATTTCTGGAACCATTGAGGGGTTGGGAGGTTCAAGCAGTACAAAAGCAATATACATAAGACCAACTAGAAAAAGATTGTCTGAGTATAAATTAAACTTAAGTAGTCTTGAAACAAACTTGCTGTATGGTGAAAAACTTTTAGTGCCAAATGTGGATACGGATTCTGGTTATACTGAAACGACTTTTGTTTGGCCTAAAAACAATGATGGGTTTTCTCCAGATAATTATGGTGATGATTTTGAAAATTATAAAGAAGAAATTTTATTAGCTGCAGCTAAAATAGACGATTCTAAAACGAATATAATGTTAAGGACTATGATACCTGAAACATTTATTGAAAGAGATTCTGATAATGAAATTTACAAAAGCACAATACAAGCATATGCACACGAATTTGATCAAATAAAACATTACATAGATGGTATTGCTTATGCCCATTCTATACAATATGATGGAACAGAAAGTGTGCCAAAGAAATTTATGTACAAACTAAGCAACCTTCTTGGTTGGAAGCTTGTAGATTCTTTTAGCGAAATTGATTTGTTTGAATATCTCTCTTCTGATGTTAGTGGTGACGGCACCACATATTCGCAATTTAATTTAGAAATTTGGAGAAGGATCTTAATTAATATAAATTGGTTGTACAAAAAAAAGGGCACCAGAGATGCTTTAGTTTTTCTTTTTAAGCTTTTAGGTGCACCAGATTGTATGGTACAACTTGAAGAATTTATATACAAAATAAACAGTGTATATCAAGAAGCAATTTTAAGTGGCTCTACAAATCTATCAGACAAAATAAATGAATATGGTTATATAAATTATAATCAAAGTAAATATGTTTTTCAAGAGGGTGGTCCTGGAAGAGGTAATGGCCAAGCTTATATTACACAATGGACTCCAGAATTTAACCCAAACAAAATCGTAGATAACCAAAAGGTTGTGGTTGGTTTTTCTGGTTTAAATGGGTCTCAAAATGTAATGAACTCTAAAGAGTTTAGAATGTCGCTTGATCCAGCGGCTGCAATAGAGTGTGATGTGTTTAGTTTTTATCAACAACAAGCTGAAGCTGGTACTTCTTGGCTACTAACATCAACTACTGTTCCAGATGAATATTTGGTTTCGGCAAATGTAATGGCAAACGGAGCAATTAGCGCTATGACGATTAATCAGTGGTTAGATTATATTTATGCTAATTTAATAAAACCACAAGACAGGAAAACAGTTGGAAACAACACTTATAATATTAGTAATTCAGATGAAATATTAAACACTTTTAATATTTCAACATATACTGGTTTAAAAAATGCTTATTTGTCTTATTATTATTGGCAAGAACCATCTTCTCACAAATTGACATTTAAAAGATTGGAGGCTTTTTTAAATTTATTAGAAAGAAACTTTACTGATTATACTATACAACTTTTACCAGCTACAACCATTTTAGAATCGCGTGGAACTACAATAAGAAACACAATATTTAATAGGCAAAAATTTGTATATAAAGAAGGTGTCAATAAAGGTTCTGAGTTTAAGGTTAATCTTGTTCCAAATTTCGAACCAAATATTACACCAGTAAATTTAACGCCTCGAATAAATGATTATTTAGACTCAACAATAAACACTCACAAAATAGAGGCCACTGTTATTAATACAAAAAATATTAGCATAAAAGCTTTTTCGATAAACGCAACAATTAACATTAATATAAGTGCTTCAATATCTGCGGCTAGAACAAGTATGGACATATTAGATGTGGGTGAAAAAACAGAAATAATATCAACTTTATAAAATGTCAATAAATAAAGAAATAAGGTCAATAACATCAGGTAATAGAACAACTGTATCTCAAGCATTTTATAACAACAACTATGCTGATTCAGATATTGGTGTATCCCCTATTTATTTGTTTAAAGTTCCAGAATATATTACTTATGGTGGTACGCCAAATTATTACGATCAAGACGCAACATCTATATTTACAAACGTCGGAAACCCTCCGCTTAGATTTATTTTTACTGCAAACACATTTAGTTTAAGTGGGAATAGTTATTTTGTGCATGAGTTATACAAATTAAGTTATGATATTCACAGGTTATATAGCGATAATCAAATTACTAACAAACCAAGTTTTACTAACAAAAACGACACAGATAACATAACAGATTCTACAACGGGAATAAAAAATAAAGCTATACAAAACGAAGAAACATTAAAACTTGGAAACAATCCAATTCCAATACCAGAAAAGTTTTTTGGACAAGCTTTAACAGAAAAAGATTTAGCAACAATACAAACTTACTTTGAAAATCCTATAAGTGTTATAACAGCATCCACAACTGGTATAACTGGTGCTGTTTATGATATACCTATAGATCAATTTGTAACAACGGTTGGTTCTTATAAACAAGAAGCCTTAACTGATAAGGCTCAATATTTTTTAAAAACAAAATTAATTTTCACTATAGATCTTAACAAAAATTATAGTGAACAATATCAAGTTAGTGGTAATACTATAGTGTCAAATGAATGGAACAATTTTATAACAGCACAAACAGTATCGGAGACTCATATAATTACAGGTGAAACTTATTCTGGTTTAAATGTGGCTGGACACTTTTTTACATATTTTATTGTTCCAGATCAACCGATAATGGAATATCCAATTACACAAGGTAATATCACTACATTTACACCTGAGTTTAGATGGTCAAACTCAGACAAAGCAGATTCATGCGTCGTTCAAATATGTTATGATATTTTTAACACTGGTTTTACTGGTTCAAGTATTGTAAATTATCCAATAGAAAAAACAGCAGATAATGTGCAAGTTTTACAAAATGTAACATATTCTGTTGACTCACAGGCTTCGACCACAAAAAATGTATATACGACTCAAATACCTATTCAATCTAACACTGAGTTTATTTACAGAATAGGTAATTCTAAAGAAATAATTGACGTTTTTGATGTTAGAAGAGCTGTTGTGGCTTATTCTGCGCCTTATACAGCACAAACATTGAGTACATCTTTAAGTGGTAGTGTATTGGTAGAAATTGATTCTAAAAACAACTCTGATCCAGTTATACCATTTGTTCCACCTTCATTAGATTATGAAAATACATTCACAACATATTCTCTTTATGGTACAATAAGTGGTAGTACAATTTCTGGTGGTACCGCTAACTTAATAACACCTAACGGTAGTACATTGACAGCATTTGTTCAAACTGGTGGTACTTATTCTTATTCTGGTCTTATACCAGGCGATTATTCTATATATGTAAACTATAGAGGTTACTTAACAGAAACATTTAATTTTAATATTAGCGGTACAACAACTTACAACTTTAGAATAGCTAATCTTTGGAGTAACAGCTACGATACCTTCGGAGCATTTGCAAATGAGATTCCAGTTCCTTATTAAATTTTGTAAGTATTTATAAAAAACAAAAAAAATGACTGGCGAACTTATACCAACGGCTTATACATACAATCAAGGGAGAATTGCTATAAACAACGCTTTTTCTGGGATATCCCCACTAAGTGCTGTGGCAGTAGCGGTTACAACAACTGGTAATACATATGGCGCACAAGCTGGAGATGCACTTGTAGTTCAAACTGGAACAGATAATGTATATTTACCACAAATGAATGGTGAAAGCAGAATTATTATTGTTAAAAATTATGGAATAGGCTCAATTGATGTTTTACCACTTATTGGCGGTGCAATAGATGGCTCAAGTGGTGTAACACTTTCACCATTACAGTGTGTTACAATTCATGGTGATGGTGGAACCAATTGGTATATCACTAGTAAGTTTGTATAATCATGAGCGAATTAATAGTTTCTAATATTACATATAGACAGGGAAATACGGCGCTAAATAATGCCTTTTCTGGTACAGCAAATTTCATTGCAATATCAACAAAACATACGCTTGTTGGTGGGCCGCATACTTTTGATGAAACTGATTTTTTAGTTGTCCAAGCTGGTCCATCAAATGTGACTTTACCACCAGCTTCAACTAGGGGCAGATTTGTGGCAATAAAAAATCAAAGCGGAGGCGGAATAAACGTTGTGCTAGATGGTGCTGATACAATTGATGGTGCGTCTGGAAATTACCCTTTATCAAACAATGAATGTCTGGGTTTAATAAGTAACTCTGGAAACTGGTTTATTGTCTATAAATTTGTTTAAATACCTTGAGATGTATTAAAATAATTTTGATTCAAATTAATATTTGTTCTTCTTTCTTTGATATCTAAATTAGCATCGTTGAAAGTTGATTTTCTAGTTAAAAGATTGTATTGAGCATATAAATTACCAGCATCATCAAATATAGACAACAAACCATTGGATAGATCTCTGACAGCATTACCTAAAAGAACGTATGATAATGTTTTTATGTTTTGATCTACCATTTCTATTTCCAGTATTGTTGGATCAAAAAATGTGTTTGACACCATTATTTTTTGTCCTTTCGAACCGAGGTCTGGGCTTGTTTGATTTGTTATAAGAGATACTTCGTCTGGGGTTAAAGTTAAAAATAACTGAGTTCCATTTGGGTCTAAATAATATGTAGTTGCATTTGGGCTGGAAGAACTATTATTTGAGCTAACACTAACTAGATCACTACTTGTTACTATTCTGTGAAAATTTCTTATTTTTTCACCGTTTGAGTTAAAATACTCTATTTGATAACCAACCAAACTACCAGCGCTTTGAAATTGTAATTTTGGGATTATTATGCCCTTTTTTGATATTTGTAATTCTTGATCAGTGTTTGTAACTATAAAACTACAGTCTAAAATAGTTGTCTCAAAAGATTTTGGCTTTATAAGTACGGTATAAAAACCAAGCTGATTAAATCTGCTCGCTGGGAGTCTTAATTTGTATCCGCCGTCTGCTCCAAGCATCTTTCTAAATTCGTTGGTTGTAACAGAGTTGTAGAGTGGCACAAACTGTGTGTCTCCAAGCGTGTTTCTATCTGGGCTATACGCATAAAAAATGTCTACATCTGATTCAGACACATCAGATAATTTGCGATTACCATAAATTCCTACAGCCATACTTTTTGTTTTCTTTTATATAAATAACAAAGAAAAAAATAATAATTTAACACGTAAAAATAAACACTATGCAGACCCAGAAGGGGAAGAGCCACCCCCTAAATCTATTGGTTCAGAAGAAATTATTTGACTTGGAGAAGCATAAAAAAGACTCTCATTTGTTTCTAAGTTTAATCTAACAAAAGAGCTTAAAATTGTGTTTATTTTTGTACTAAGATTTTCATTTATATTTTGAGTAAATGCGCTATATTCAGGATAAGAATTTATAGTTTTTTTAGGTATTCTTACAAAATTTGGGCTATAATCGTTTCTAGATATTTGATTTGTATTTCTTTTTATATAAACAGTTACATAATAACTTTCCTCTTTTGTGGTGTCTACCCATATTGGTTTTTCTATCGTTTGAATGATTCCGCTTTTTATACTTAAAGGTATTGTGTTCATACCCTGATTTATAGCGTATGAATAGATTTGGTTTTTAGTTAAAGATGGCGTAATTTCACTTGCCCAGGCGCTATAAAATATTTTTTCAACTGATTTAAATCCACCAGCTAAATTCTTTGCTATAGTTGCAGTCATACTAAACTTAGGAACTTCAATAATTGGAGAGTTTTCAACGCTTGATACGCTATTGAAACTACTCAAAGTATTTAACGAGATTTCTTCAAAAGATGTTTGTTCACTGTTGTTTGATGTAAAATTTACACTTGTTTTTACTCCTTGTTCCTCATCGTTTGAGTTAACAATTGTAATTGAAAAGTTATTTTTATTAGATGTTGAACCAGGTAATGACGATGGGTTTACATCCACATTAGAAGAAATATTGTTTGAGGCGTTTTCGAAACTTATTAATGGGCCTTGATTTCCAGTTTTTGCTGATTTTATTAATCTGTTATAATAGTCATTGAAAACATTTGATAATTTTTGATCTGAGTTTACAATGTTCATTGTTTGAGCTCTAGTTGTACTTCCAGTTAGATATGCAAAAAAATCTTTTGTTATTTGAATATTTTTTTGGTCATTTAAAAAACCTCTTACATTAGAAAAATTTACGACACCGCCACCATTTGAATTTTGATATAAATAATAGTCTCCAACTAAAGAAACACCACTTGTGTTGCTAGTAGTTGTAGATGTGTATGCTCTATTTAAAATTATTTGGAAACTTTGCATTATGTATTTATGTTTATATTTCTATAAAAAGCTTTTGAAACTATCTCTTCATTGTTTAATTTAAATTTTGATAAATAATCTCTTGTGACTTCGTTTTGTTCCCCTTTGTTCCAGGGAAATTCGTTATATCCAAGTCTATCAAACCAAATCATCACTTCATTTGTTGTGTAATTTGCCAATTCTGGTTTAAGTTCTTTAATTAGATCTACTACTGATTGTGTTAAACCAGATCCAACTGTTGGTTTGTTGTATTTTATAGAATCAAAAAAGCCAAACTCAACATACCATGGATTTATTTCTTGTCTTTCTATGTCATATATGCTTGTATCTCTGAATACCTCAACATATTCATATAATGTTTCTGTTTTCGTTAACAAAACTGGTATATAAAAATCAAATTGAGGCATTGAAGAAGTTTTTCTAACCTCTCCTTCGTGAACAAATTGATATTCTCCGTTTTCACCAGTTGGTGTTGTTCTTGCGAATATTTTGAATTTGTGTATATTTTCAGTTTGATTTCCCATGTAGATAAATAACTTGATTTTATTTCTTGGCAACCATCAAATCTTTTTTTACCCAATGTTTATTGTAAAAAAAATAAAAATCATTATCTACTGAAATAGAGTTTCCGTTGCTGTCAAAATCAACTATTTGGGTACCAAATTCAATTATATTTTGATCTGCATCTTTGAAAATTAATTGTTGTACAAAAAATTGATCCTCTGTTTTTATTCCATCGCCCAAAAACTTAAAATAAACAAAATCATATGGATAATTATTTAATTCAAGAAGATATTGGCCCCTTTTGAAACCATAGGCATTATAACCCCCATAAGCTAAACTCTTGCTTTGTAGAATAATTAGTGGATTGTCATCTAATGGATCTGAATATACTGGAATATAAATATTGTTTGTGTCTACAACATTTGAATCTATTATTCCATATATTCTAAAGTCTCTTGAACTATTTCTTTCTTTTCTCCATTGATTATAAACATCGAAAACGATTTCGTGTTTATCTTTTCTTATTTCACTAAAAGTCCTATTAAGTTCTAAGTTTAAAAATATATCTTCATTATCTTTAGATAAGATATCTTTATCTCCGAGCAATATTTTGTTCTTTTCGTCCATTTTTACTTAATAATAATTTGATATATTTCGTTGTCGTTATCTTTTGTTTGATTATTAGTGTTTATACCCTTACTTTCTCTATCATCATCAAGATGTCTTGTCCACAGTTGTTTGTTTGATGGTTGTATTGATGCTGGGAAATTAAAGTTTACCAATGTTGTTTCTACGCCATTTTTAATATAGGTCTGATCTGTTGTTGGTGCTGTTATTACAAGCCTAACATCGTATCTAGATTGTTCGTATTTGTTTGTATCTATATTAAAACTAGCGTTACCTGGGTATGTCATTATTGTGTTAGTTAAAATTTGATTTACTGGACCAGTGACATCTACTACAGCTGGCTGAACAACATAATAATCACCTGGTCTTAATGTTATATTTTGAGTAGCTTGCACAGTGGTATTTATACCAACACCTTGAACTTGCACTGTTCCATTGTGTTTGTTTTGAAATGTGACTGTTATGTCGCCAGTATTTGTTAATTGGAACGAATAAACTCTGTTAGTTTCACCAAAGTCTACTTTCACATAAGTGCTTATGACAAAATTTTTAGCTTCACTAATATTGTCGATTCCTGATTTTAAAATTCTATAAATGTCTATTGAATTTTTTGGAATTATTTTACTATTAAAAGAGAAAGCTAAATTTTGATTTTCTAAATTATATATCTGATTTACCCATGTTCTATAAGAAGAAAAAGAGTTGAGGACAGGGTAAGAAGTTGCCAGCGTTGTAGCTGGGCCTGGATTATTCACATCTCCACCAAGTGCTCCATCTTGATTTGTGTGTATTGTATCTGGCAAATAATACATATCTCCACCCCACTCTATTTTAAAAACTCTTGGCCAATTATTATATTTCATAAAATATCCATAACCACATTCTAGTCTTTGATATTTTTCTCCATTATTTACTTTTGACATTCCAGCTAATTGTTCTTTTGGATCATTAGGAATGTTTGAATCATATGTACCCTTGTTTTCTTGTGTCCAATAAGGCTCAAATCCATTAGCGTATGTTTCATTCCAAGCTACGTCTTTTTCATATTTGTACATAAAATTCCTAGTGGCAACTTGACCTATTCTGTTTATTACAAAGTTGCCATAAGTAACAGCGTTTTGAATGCTGAAACCACCAGCGTTTGCTGATGTTCCACTTGTTTGATCTACCATGTAACCTACCATGTCTCCATCACTAAACCAAGGTTCCTCTATGATGTATGGGTTTTTAAAAGTTCTTTGGTTTCCAGCAAAATATCTTTCAACCGCTGGTTTTTTTGCTATTTTATATTTATTTGGATAATTAATAGTCCATGGTTTAGAATAAGATGATTCGTAATTTAAATCAAAATGACTATAATATTGATTCGTGCTTGGGTTTAAATACCCACCAGTTGTTCTATAACACACATCTTCGTTGACATATGTTTTAAATTGGTAAGCTGTTAACCAAACACCTTTTTGTTGTGTTGGCGATCCATTTAAATCTGTTCTATAACCACTCGGATCATATAAGTTTGCTGGAAGTTTAAGAACATGACAACCAAAACTGTTGTATTGTAAAGTGGATTTTTGATCCACAAACTCATTTACCCAAATATATCTAGAAGTCTCTTTTCTTTCTAAATCGTTTTCTATTTGAGCCACAGTTAAAGATTTTATAGGAAAACCAGGTAAAGTCATGTCTCTAATTTGTATCTTAAATGTGTTTGCAGCGTTCTTGGCTGTGGTAATTTCTAATTTTTCTGGACCATAAGCTGCTGGTGGAAATATATATGTGGTCCACTTTCTTAAATCTAAATTAACAGACACATTTAATTCTGTATACCCACTTTGGTTTGTTCCCCACGCTGGTAAAACATCTGTTGGAATTTGATTATAATAATAACAAGGTAGTTGACCTAACGAAACTCCTTCGTTTGTTGGGAAAGGGAAATTGTTTAACACGATTTCGTCATATGTCAATCCTTGTTTAAAAAGATCTACTTCAAAAACCAATATTTGACTTCCAACTGGTGCGTTATAAATTATAAACTCTCCATTTTCATTAGTTATTGTTACGTATTTAAATTTTTCTGGAGTAGTCTTAAATTGAGAAGCTGATCTTAAAAACCCCGCATCTAGATCGCGAGCTAAAGAGTCAAAATATAATTCATCTTTTATGTTTTCTTTTATATTCATAAAGAACCTATCACCATCTTCATTTAAAGAAGATGGAGTTGGGAACTCATCATTTGGATTAAAAATACCAACAGGAACATTTTTTAAAGGAACTTTTATAGTGTTTCCGTTTTCATCTTTTATTAATTGTCTTGCTTCTAATTTTCCATAAAGTATACCAGTGTTAGCCTCTTGTGAAGGAACACTATTTATCGGTTTGTTGTAAACTTTTAAAGTATCAAGTGTTTCAAAAGTTCTAGTTAGCTTTATGTTTGCGTACATGTCATCAATTAACACGTCTTTAAAAATAACAATTGGGCTAACACTTACTGTGGCTGGCGTTGTTGAATAAAAATCTTTATTAGAATTTGCCAAAACCAGATCTTGAGTTAATTGATTATTTCCAACACTTTCAGTTGATGGGGATGATAAATTTTGTACAGCCTGATCTCTTAATGCTTGTGGAACATTATTTGTGAATCTGTTTTTTATAGTATTTTTTTGATACTCTTCTACTTTTGTTGTAAATTTTTCTGTTTTACTATATCCAGTTACATAAAGCTGTGTTGAAGCTGTGAGTTGTTCGCTTAAATAATAACCGTTGCTTTCTTTTATTTTCCAAATTTCTTTAGGATTATTAAAGTAACCGTATTCCAAAGGTTGTCCATAACCATCTATGGATACCCATGTAGGATCTGTTAGGTCTGGAATATCACCACTTTTAATGTTTGCTACAAAATAAAAAACAGTAGTTCCAGTTTTGGATGTTTTATATAAAATTTCTTCTGTTGTCATTTTTATGCAACTCTAACTCTTATATCTGTGTTTGGAAATTTTATTTCAAAAAGGGCTAGTGGAGATCCAAATATCGAATTGTCTATGTATTCAATTTGGGTTCTAAAACCACCACTAGATGTTATTACTCTTGTACCAGTAGCTTGTGCGCATAAAGTAGAAGAATATCCGCCACTTTCCATGTTGTAAAATCTAATATCTACAACATTTATAACACCTGGAACTTCTCGTAATATATCAGTTATTTGTGATATATAAATATTCTGATTCATTTCCCATTTATTTATATCTAAAAAATCAGCTACAGCAGATATAGCATTTGATTTTATTTCATTAATATTAAAATCTTTGTTAACATAAAGATCTACTTCCACTTGAAGGTTTACAACTTTAGCGTCATTAATTTCCACATAGTCATTTATCATTCTATATGGCATTAAAAATTGAGCCAAATTATTTTTTATATCTGATGTTGAGTTTGATATAAGTGTACCATCAGCATTTTTTGTAAGAATATACAACTTAACTTTGTTGTCTTCAATTTGTCCATGCACTTTAAATGGGGCCCCAAATTTTCCAGGCATTTGATAACATCTTGATATGTAATCTTCTAATGTTACACATCTTTTTTGACTAGCAAAATTAGCTGCTATATTATATTTTATTTCTTCAACACTTGGGAGTCCAACACCACCTATAGCTGGTATTGGATTATTTGCTCTTGTTGAAGATATAACTCGTTGGTTTACTGTTGCGTCTGGTCCAGTTATTATATAGTCTATATTGCTTACCTCTTGGAGGGTGTTTGCCCCTACATTACTTAAAGATCCACCACCGACTCTATATTTAACAAAAATGGTCGAATTTGGTGGTACCATTACACCAAGTGCGTTGTTGTTTAACACAGTGGATACGCTCAATTCACTTGGTGGGCATTTTTCAGCAGATAAGGAATCTAAATAATCTGAATAAGCATTATAGTCTGATGTTCCACCACCAAGTGTTATTTTACATGTTCCATCTGCTAAAAATTCTTTTATAAACCTTTGTTCAACCTCCATATATGTTCCTCTTTTATAAGAGTCACTTGCTGTTACTGTACCGTCTTCAACAAATAAATAATTTTCTGGAAGATATTCTACTTCCCAAAACTTATAATCTGGATTACTAAAGTCTTCATATGTTGGATTTGTTGTTATACCAATAGATGGCATAATTATAAGACTTAAAATTTCCAACACGTTATTTTCTGGAAGAGTAATTTGAAAAAATGGTTTTGCCTCTTCTGCAGTAACTTCTCTTTTAAAAATTTTTGTTGCTCCAGCTTTTATTTTTTCTCTTTTTATTATTCTATATCTTATAAGATCTTGATTTCCATTTAAAATCGGCTGTATGATTCTGTTTGGATCTCCTGTTTCGCTAAAATCTCTGGAGAAATCTATTTCTTCAGTGGTTTCAAATATTTGACCAGCGCCTTTTATTTGAACCCCTGGTCTATATATAGGCAAATAATCTGGGTCTGGACCATTAGCGCTTACTGGCACCTCGATTGTTATATCTGCAAGTGTTAATGCTGGCCTAACTCCTGGCACACTATACCCTAAAGTTTTAGCTAATCTATAAGCTGATTTTCTTTCTGTAACTCCATCTAAAAAAAGTTCATTGAATTTTTTATCAGCAACATATGAAAGTATATCTCCAACATAAGCGTTTAATTCTAATAAAGCCATACCAGGTGAGGCGACATTAAAATCTTGCCACTGATCTGGGAAGAAAGCTTTTAAATAATTTATTAGATCCTCTCGGATTGAGGTATAATCTCTGCTTAAATAATTTACTTGTGGGGTGGCCATTTTTTAAATTTTAGTTAGTTGGTTGTGTTTGTATGTCTATTTCTACAAAATCTGTAGCATCAGATAACTCTATTAATGAATAAACTATTTTGGTAGTCAAAACATATGTGGTTTCATCGAAAGTTAAAATTATGTCATTTATAGAAATTTCTGGTATATATTTATTTATCTTGGTCTGCAATTCGGTTCTTAATCTATCTTCTAAAATCTCGTCCCATGGTTCAAAAATAGCATCATATAAAGGTGAATATAAATCATTATTCATTGGCCTTTGTCTTCTTTTTGTGGTAAGAAGAGATATTAGGTTTGTTCTTACCTTTTCAGAAGTAGTAGAATTACTTTTGAATATACCTCCACTAGAGCTTTCTTGAAAAGGGAATTTTATACTTATAGCCATTTTTAGTGTTTATAATATAAATATGTTATCAAAAAAAATAAACATTTTAAAGCTGAGTATAACCTATGTTTTTATGTGCTTTTCACTATAAAACCCCACGGCAAGTTAACCTCGTTCTAAAAAATCCTAAATATGTAGTGCAACTAATTGACAAATAAAAAAATTAACCCACTATTTATTTGTATGATATTAAGAATATATCCAACCAAAAACAACACTATAGCTTCAGGTATTTATGCTGGGTATAATAGCGGACAAAATAGTGTCACAGATCTTTGGTATGGAGGTGGTGGAACAGACACTGCTCTAGCCAGAAGAAACTCTTATAGCAGATATATAGCCACATTTAACTTAGAAGATTTAAGATCAAAATTAAGCTCTAAGGAAATAAATTCTGGAACTGTTGTTTCTTATAAGTTTAAAATGAAAAACGCTATTCCAAAAGATAAAATATTGGAGCCAGAATATGAATTTGACGTTTTGGATAAAGCTATATCTAGCTCTTTTGATCTAATATGTTTCCCAATAAATAAGGATTTCGATGAGGGTCGTGGTTATGACATGTTTCAGGAAAATTATCTTGTAAAACAAAAAGGTAGTCCATTGTTAAGTGGTTATTCTAACTGGAATTTTGCAACATCTACACAGACCTGGGACGACCCTGGCGTTTATGAAGATCCAACTGCTGTGACATATTCTTACGCAACGCAACATTTCGATATAGGCAATGAAGATATAGAAATGGATATTACCACAATGGTAAATCAATGGTTAGCTAGTGGTGATACTGAAGGTAGGCTTGGAATTGCATATAGAAGAGATTATGAGCTTTTAAGCACTGACACCAGGTATATTGCATCTTTCTTTACAAGACACACAAATACTGCTTTTAAACCATATATAGAGGTCGTTAGTAACCAATCTTTTAAAGATGACAGAAATGATGTTACAAACAATAGAATTTGCAGGCTGTTTTTATATACTTTTAGTGGAAATTCAGCTGTAAACTACTATTCCGCATCAACTGTTTCTATAAAAACAATTAATGGATCAGATGTTCAAACTGGGCTTGTTCCTGTACACTTAGAAAAAGGTGTTTATTATGTAGATGTTTTTATGAATTCTGCAGTTAAAGGAACACAATACAAAGATGTTTGGTGTGGAGTTACATTTAATCCAGGATATGACAAACAAGACTTTACTCAAATATTTACAATACAAGACAATTATTATTTCAATAATGCCCCACAGGTAAACGAATATAATTTAAGTGTTTACGGAATAGAAAATGGTTCTATTTTGTCAACAAATGAAGTTTTAAGGGTGTATTGTGATTTAAGAGTTAATTACACTACAAATTACCCAAAAACAAAATACGATATTCAATACAGAATGGTTATGAATAACCAAGAGGAAGTTATACCTTGGACCAGCATGAATCAGGCTATTATAAACAAAATTAATTCCACTTATTTTGTTTTAGATACAAGTTGGTTGTTGCATAATCAATCTTATCAAATACAATTTAAAATAAGCGAACTTGGAACGTTTAGAACACTTCCAGAATCTATTAATTTTAGAATAATGAGACCCTTTTAATTAATTCTAACGTGATTTGAAATTAATTTTTGTAAGTCTCCAGCAACAGAATACAATTGCAATGTTGCAAGATCTGGTGTTGGCACAGGGGGGCTTTGAGGTGTATGAATGTGCGTTGTTAAGAATCGTATAATTACTTCTAAAAGCTTTATTAATTCATCTCCAAAAACTGCTGGGTGTAAAGAATTTGCAATATCTCCAAAAGATTTAAGGTTTTGGTTAATTTCAAATCTTTTTAATTCATTACCCCTAAATTTACCAAGTGGGGAATATAAATTTATGTTTGTTGAAACTATATTTGCTTGAGAAAACAACTTTAGAGATCCACTTGAATTATTTATTTGTTTTAATTTAATATAAGATGGGGTTTCTGTGTTTTGATCAAATGTGTTTGGTTTAAATTTGCCAGCCACTAAATAAGCCTCCTTTGGTCTTAAAATTAAATCAGCATCATCTCTGCCCTGTATTGCAACATCAGCTTGCTCAGGAAACAAGGTAGCTGTTTTTGGTTTGTTGTTGATGTTTTGATTTACAGAAAAATCTGTATAATCCATTATTTTTACAGCCTCTTTATATTCTTGTATTTTTAATTTAAGTTTTGAGTTTATTATTGGGCCGCTCCAATATCTTGGAGCAGAGTTGTCTGAAGGGTTTTCTAAAAAAAGAATAACCATTTCTCCAACAAGTGGTCTTATATGAATATGTTCTGGAATAAGAGGTATGCATATTGGAAGTTTACTATCTGGTACATCTCTATCTCTTCCACCCAAAATATTTCCATCTTGGTCTAAATTTATTATCCTAGCTATAATTCTATTTTGTTCTAATGGATCGTTTACATTAACAACAATAGCTGGATACATATTTCTAGAGCTTTGATCTCCGATGGAAAACAAATCCTGTCCACTTGAATTTAAAAAACTTCTTGATAAATCGTCTAAACCTCCAGCCATTTTATTTTCTTATTTCTGTTAATATTTTTTCGTGTTCTTCTTCTAGCGCAGACATTTCTTTTAATATTTCATTTACTGCAGCAATGCAACCAATGTATTTTTGAGCTGTCTTATCACCACCATCTAAATCTTCAAATATTTTATATATAACCTTTTTCTTCTCTTCGTGAAGGTTGGCTATTCTTTTTGCTTCTTCTTGTAATTGTTGTTTTGTCATAACTATCTTGCTATTCCTATTCCAGTGTGAGGAGCTATTGTCGCGCCGATAGTAACCACTGGTCCACCAGCGTTACCACCAGAGGCACTCACTGTAGCACCTGGATCTGTAACTACATCCACTCTCATATCGCTCTGTATTGCCTCTACTATTTCTTCGCATAACACACTTGTGTATTTTTCCATAACATTTGGTGTTCCACCTATAAGTGGACCAGTAGGTATTCCTATTTCAGGAAACCTAGCTACAACAGAAGATGTTAATATCTCCGCATTTAAACCTGGGCGTGTTTTTGCTAATAAAATTTGTTTAATAGATAGCTTTGGTAATTGTATTCTATCTTCATTTAACAAAAACAACATAAATGTAGCTATTTCTTCCGAAATGCTTAATTCTTCATCTATTGATATTGCTGCCATATTATTAAGATATTTCTCCTAAAACTGAGTTTAAGGTTGAAAGTGCTGTTCTATATTTTTCTACTTTGCTTGCTGTATCTGATATTTGACCAAATACTTTAAATTTTAATTTTGCTTTGTCTAATTTTCTTTTTTGTTTTTCGAGAGCAGTTCTTGCAAAGTAGTTTACAACTAATTTTTTAAATTTTTTTATAGCTAATAACAACAAAAGTTTCAACAAATCTTTTAGCAAAGAGTTAAACAAGCTTCTGGCAAATTCTTTTTTTGTCGTGTTTGTTGGGTCGTTTGCTATGTCACAATTGCTAAAAATTACTGATTCCATTGGGACTTTTTGACCTTCTGCTTGTAGGTTGTTTATTGTATTAAACACACTAGGCAAATAAGGCTGCACTAAGACGGACATAAAACTAAGAAGTTTTTCTATTAAAATTTGAGAAAATCTTTTTCCGCCCTTATTCGCATTTTCTTCGTTGTTTATATTTTGAACTTGATTTCCAACATATTGATTTAATTGTATTAAAGATGCTGCTGGCGATTGCACCGAGCTTGGTTGTGTATATTGACCACCTCCAGTAAATAAAAATCCTGGATCTTCTGGTAATTTAATTTTTACATCTTGACACGAGATTTCATAAATAACTTCGCCAGCCTCCAATTCTTTTTTTAGCTTTATTCTATTGAATTCGATATCTTGATTTCTTGTTACTGGCGGATTAGACAAACTAAATAAACCTTCGCTACAAACTGCATTATTTATAAAAAAATCAACCTGTTGTTGGTTTGTGTTTAAACTTAAGCTGTTTGTTTTTCTTGGACCAAATATCATAACCACAAGATCTTTGGCTATCTTTTGCTTATAAACTTGTAAAAAGCTGGTTGGAACTACACCTTTTAGATATTCTCTGTTTGATTTCTTATAAGCTTTTTTTGTTGATTCTGATGCGTTTGGAGAGTCTATCCACGGCGACAACCTTACACCCTTTTGACCTATAGAGTCAGCTATTGCATCTATCACTTTTTCTTCAAGAAATGTGTCAGTCACATCGAAAACTTTTGTCAAAAAAGCGTTAAAAACTATTTCTGGTGTTAAACCCATTACGCTTAATATTTTTAAAAGATAATCGAAAGTTGAAATTTGATTTGCTTTTGGGATGTTAACTTTTCTTATGCTTGGTATAGACAAAAGACTCTTCATTGAACCTATTTTTGCAGTAAGTTCAGCTTGAGTATCAGTTAAAGGAGCGTTTATTGGTAAGTCCAGTGCCATTTAAAATGTATTAGTCTTCGTTTTCTGATTCTATATCTGTGCTTGAACGGTTTGTGGTTGAATAGTTAATTCCTAGCTCTTTTTCTTGCTGTTTTATTGCATCTATAATAGCTCTCATTTCTGCATCGTTTGATTCTGGGCTTTTATTGCTTGAATCTGAATTGTTTTCTTTGTAAATAATACTCTTTATTTCTTTAGAAAGAGCCATGATGTCATTTGTTATATCAGATGCTTGTCTTAAAAATGCGGCAGCGTTTTTTCCAAGAAGCATAAAGTGCTCATTATTAGTCATGCTTTCATCGGCTTTTCTATATCTATCTAGAGCTAAATCTCTTTCTTCTTCTTTGTTAGTTAAAATTTTGTTTAAAAGCATTAAATAACTGGTTTCATCTATCTTAATTTCTTTGGCCATATTTTTGTGTTTTTATATAAATAATCAGATAAAAAAGTTATTTTAAAAGATACTCTTTTTTAGAAGTATCGTATATTTTGTACAATTCCGAGAATAGCACATCAAATTCTGTAGAACATTTTTCAGATATCTTGTATAGGGCTTTTTTGGTTATTACAAGATCATGTGGAGATAGATTGTTTTCTATTATTGTATCAAAACAATCTAGTATGTCTAAGGTAGATTTTAAAAATAAGTTTCTACCCTCAATATTACTTTCGAAAATATTTGATTCAAACTTTAAACTAAGGGTAAAATGTTTGTAAAAACCTATGCAATTATCTTGGTTTATATCTTGAGAATAATCATTAAACCAATTTTCTAATATTTGTAAGAAAATTTCTTTTTTCTCAATTTTGGTCATCATCTTTTTTTATAAAATCTTGTTTAAGTATTCTATAAAAAACTCTAAATCTACTTAAAGAATAAGTGATATCTTTTGTTTGTAAGCCAGTGTTTTCTTTTATTAGTTGATATATGTGATTTTTATTGTATGCGCCCAACACCTCGTGGCTTTTAAATATTTCAATAATCGCATCACCAACTTTCATGTCATTTTCAGATAAATGACCTTTATCTAGTTCTTCTTCTATGGATTTTATTACGTGTTTAAACAATGAATACGAAGTTTCGAGCTCTGATTTTTGATCTAATTCAAAAGTGTCTACGCTGTCAGCCTCATCCCTGTGGTTGTCGTAATCAAGATTTATCTGTAGAGATTTATCAAAATCTTTTTTCTCTCCTTGCAAATAATGTTTTGCGACGGTTCCAAAATATGAAAAAGATTTTGTGTTTTTACCTGGGTTAAAGTTTGCAAATTTGCTATACACAAAAGATAAACAATCATTGTGCAACGTTTTTATATCCAAACCAGGTCTAAACAATTTAAAGTTAAATATGATATTTTCGACTAATTTATTTAGGGGTTTTTGTATTCTTTCCCTATAAACTCTGTCTTTAGCATCTATAACACTTTGACTTGATGCTTCTAAAGATGCACTTCTAAGTCTTTGAACATATGATTCGTTAATTTGTTTTTTGTTTTTAAGACACTCTTCTAGATATTTTTCAATTTGAATGTTGTAATAATGAAAATCGTGGGTTAAATATTCAATAACTGCGTTTTCTGTGTCTTCTGTCCAGTAGGTCTTTTTTTTCTTTTCTAGTTCTTGGATTAACGAATCAACTTCAACTGGTGTCGATTTATCTTTTTTTTCGACACCAGTTGGGTTTTCTATTTTTGTGTTATTTTTTTTTAACTTATTATTGTTAGCCTTCTTTTGTGTTTTATTTGAAGGTTTTTTCATGTTTTCTTTGTATGTTTTTTTTATTTTTAGATTTAAATAGTTGGAGAATATACTTTTTTCCTATCTGAATCAAAAAAATACTCTTTTTTCGCAAGTTCAACATAAAATCTTCCTTCATCTGGGTTTACACCACCTCTTTCTGGTGGATATGAAATAATATCGTGCGGCAATTTACATGTAGCGTCTTTAAATACTTCTTTTCTTGTAATTCTCATTTCGTAGCCAAGTCTTTGAATTGTGAAAACTTTTAGATCATTATAAACCATTCTCAAAAAGAATTCGTAATAATGACTTATTTTCATGCTTTCTTTCATTGGCAAATATTTTCCATTCTCGTCAGTCTCACAATAGTTAGATATGTCTTCAATTTTGTAAACTGCCCCAAGAGGATTTACACAATTATATTTCATGAGAAGGTTAATATCTGTTTTTCCAGCTTCTTCAGACTGACCTTCAGCCCAGCAAGCTTCGTTTATTAAACCAGTAAAAGATCCATTTACTGAATTTTTTACAATAGGTAAAAATATAGAAATTTCTGGTTTTTCTTTCATGAACACATCTGCCGTGTTAAACCACTTTAAAGAAAAACTGTCTTCTGCTTCTGCAAAAGAAATGCATTCATAGCCACTTTCTTTTGCTAAATTAAAGGTTGTGTTGAAAATTTTTGAGAAGTTCATATCAACCTCAGATTCGATAATCTTAAAATTTAATTTTTTAACAGCGTTTATTCTTTCTTCTATAATCTCTTCTTTTTCATTTTTTTTAATCAATGTGTAATAAGGAGCTTCAGCCAAAACTTTTATTTTTTCATTTTGCTCATTGGTTAAACCTCTTGTGTATATTACAACATCAACTGGTTTTGTTTGTTCACAAATGCTGTATAAACATTCTGCCAAAGATTTATCTGTTGGCATTTCGTATATGTAAATTGCTAGTAAGCAATTACTTTGTTTTGATTCCTTCAAGTTCATTTATTCTTTCGTTTTTATATTGGTTAATAATATTTAAAAATTCATTTTTTTCATTTTCTTCAGCGTATGGGGTTAAAGTTTTTTCATATGATTTTTGAACATCTTCGTGATCCAATTCTCCAGCCAACCATTTATCTATTGCCACACCTAATGTTTCAGCTGTTTGAAATATGTCGCCATTATTTGTCCAAAAACCATTTTCATTGCTAATGTACTCTTTGCCTCCAAAAGCTGCCCATCCAACAACATGAGTTCCGCAAGCCATAGCCTCAAGTGGTAAAGTGCCGAAACCAGCAATATCATCTGTATATAAAAGAAATGCACAAGATGCCAATCTTTCTGCAAACTGCTCTCTATCCATGTTGGCAAGCTCAACAAATCTAATCCACTTAAGATGTGGATAAAATGCATAAAAATTTCTTATTATGCTATGAGTTTTCATTTTGTTTTCTGATCCTCTGCTACCAGTAAAACCAACAATAGGTAATTTATCAGACATTTTTGGTGGTACTTTAAATATCTTTCTGTTTATACCTTGTTTGAAATTTTTTATTTTCAAACCTGGCATTACCGAATTTAGATATTCGGTTATAGCATCAGAAACACTAATTGCGTCGTATATTCCGAAATGTTGCCATTTTTCTGCTGGTCTCATTGCCAAAAGAACATAGAACCAACTTTGTGCAAACACAATTCTTTTACAAGAAACTTGCATGGTTTTTTGCATAACATTTGGAAACCCTTCTGGAATAATCAAAAAATCTTCTGGGTTAACATTTAAAGGTTCACATTTAAATGGTTTATAATCTCCTTTTTCATTTTTTTCTCCGACAATAAAAATATCTTTATCGCCAAGAGGAATAAAATCAACACCCTCCATGCTAAAGTCTAACCATGTTGGATTAAACTTTTGATATACGTGAACTTCTTTCTTTTGTTTTACTGACTCTTCATAAGAAGCTTTTTCGTCAATCATTGGTTCGTATACAATTTTTGCATTAAACCCGTTGTCTTTTAAAAGTTTTGCGCTTTTTAATAACACTCCCACGCCACCACTTGGTGAATTCATTGAGGGTGAATAATAGTAAATTTTAAAATCATTATTCTCTATTTTCTTTATTGCCGAGTCAATGATTTCATTGTGGCTAGCTGGAGCTTCAACTGCAGTTACTTCAGTGATTTCTTTTTCCATTGTTTATGATGTGTTTAATTTTAATAAATATATGTAGCTAACATGGTAAAGTAAATAGTTTTTTTAAAAAAAAAGTCAAAGAAACACTTCTTTGACTTTTTCACTTTTATTTGACTTTTTACTTATTTTTTATTTTTACTTTTTAGTTTCTTTTCAGCATTTTCCAATTCTTCTTTTGAAACATTTCCAGAGAGATCTAACAAACTGGCATCTTCTCCAATATTATCTAAGCCATTTGTAACACTAGACATTAAATTATCTGTTACTGCAGCATAAACACCAGCGCTTATAAATACACCCCTTCTTTGTAAAGAGGCTCCAGCGGTTGCAAAAGCAAGTTTAGTGCCTTGTGAAGATGATGTATAATTTACTGTGTTAGACGTATTAACACCAAGGTTTTTAGCTGTTAAAACTGAATCCTGGTTAGCGCCTATAAAACTAAATGTCCACAAGCCAGTTTTTTCAAGATCTGTAATTAGATTTTTAATTTTATTTGTGTCATACTCTTTTGAAACATTTTCCTCACCGTCTGTTAATATAACAACTAAAGCAGATGCTTCTCCAGACTCTAATTTATGTTTTATTTTGTTTTTAAGACTGTTTACAGAAATACCAATAGCATCATGCAGAGCTGTCATACCGTTTGGTATATAACTTTCTGGTTTTAATTCATCAACTTTAGAAGCTTCCACATTTTCAATAAGTGGGTTTATGTCATCATTAAATTTTGTGATGTTAATGTAGTATTTTTGATCTGGGTATTTATTTGCTAAATTTTTTATAGTTTGAATTTGTTCTTTTAAACCATCAAAAGTACTTTCTTTAACATGGTGCATGGATCCGCTTTCATCTAAAATGAGCAAATAATAAGTTTCTGTTGGATTTAAATTTTTTACTCCAGACACTAAAATATTGTTGTCTTTTCCTTGTTTTTTGTGCTTAATATTGTTTGTTTTTTTTATTTTGATTTTAGAATTGTTCTTTTTTTTGTTAGCGGCGGCTTTGTTAATTTTTTTGTTTATTGTTTTAGGTGTTTTTTTAACAACCTTTTTAGTAGGTTTTTTTTGAGAGCTTTGCGCTTTTTTTGTTTTTGTGGTTTTCATTTTAGTATATTTTTTTGATGTTTTTTGTTTGTATAAAACAAAACTATTTTGCTTTATTTGGATAAAATATTTTATCAAAAAGGGCTTCGTTGCAAGCTTCCTTAATAGATGAAAAAGAATAATCAGCTGTATCCCATTGATTAAAAAGATGAGAAATCTTAATGCTAGTTTTTCCTTTTGTTTTGCTTTGTAAAGCTAATGGTGACGCATCTATTAAAACATCACAATGTTCCCATTTTTCAGAGTCACTACCAACAAAAATAATTTTTTTAATTCTACAATTTGTTTTGCTTAAAAAGAAATATGTGGCAGGAATAGCTTTTGATCTATGTGTGCAAAATAACACAACATCGAATTTACCATTAACAAAACCTATGTTTTGCAATTTGTTAACACAGTCCATAGCACCCTTATATTCATCGGCTTGACCAAAAACTTGAAAGGGGTAGTCTTCGTATAGAAACTTTTCTAGGTTTTGTTTTGGAGTATATTCTATAGGATCAAGATTAATGCCTTCTTTTCCCTCCATTTCTATAAACTTTGACATTTCTATTGATTGAGATGAAAACTTATAGTGGTTTAAAATATCATAAGAATCCATGGGTAAATTAATCAAATCTTTTTCTCTTTCCTTGATCATATCATCTATTATTTTAGCCTCTTCTAGAGTTTGCTCTTTATATGTCATCGTTTTTTCGTCCATAGCTACAATGTTCGGGTTATGAATAAAAACTTTTCTGTATTGCATATCGAACTTGTCCATAGACATTCTTAAAACTTCATCAATTGCTATTCCTATTGTTTTCATATTTTTTATTTAAAATTGTTTGGTATCTTCTTCAATATGATTATTTATGTGTGCATAAATCTATTTAAAAGTTGTGAATTCTCCACGAATAAAATTTATGTGTTGCGCTTTTCCATCTTCGTGTATGATGATGTGACTATTTAACCAAGAGCTTTGTCCTTTATTATAACTAACTCTTAGTTTGGTGCTTGTGCCAACAGATAAAGCACCATCTAATCTTACTGGTTGATGGCTGTGACCTGTAATGTTTTTAGTATTTAGTTTTCTGTATTGTGTTATAGATCCTCTGCTACCAGAGGCTCCTATATCTCCATGAACACCAAGCTCAAAACCTTTTACTCTAAAACTTTCATCCCTTCCAAGACATTTAATTTTTGGGAACCTCTGGTTTATTACGTATGGTATTATTCCTTTTGGTGCTTTCTTTTGCATAATTAACGTTGAAAATTCAGTAAAAAGCAAATAATTCTTACTAGCCTTCATGTGTTTTGAATCACTTGACCTGAGCCACTTATCAACAACATCGTTATGATTGCTTGGTACAACTACAATATTATAATCTTTGAATTGCTCCAACCAATTAAGCATTTCATCCAACTCTCTTTTTAAAGAGTTTGTACCATTAACATCTCTCTCGTATTGTATAAATGGATCATTTAACTCGTGATGAGAAATCGAGTGACCATTAAAAATGTCATGCATAACTATATTTCCTGGGTGTAATTTTTTACACAACACATTTAAAGTTGAATTAATTACTTTTTCATCATGGTCTCCAACATGAATATCGCCCATTATAAGCGAAGCTATTTTATTATTCTTTCTTACTTTTCCATCAGTAACATTGTAATATAGGTCGTTAAAATTACCCTTATTGTCAGCTGTTACCTGTCTAATAAAAAATATTTCTTTGTTTTTTATTTCAACTATGACAAACCCATAGCTATGATTAAATTCTCCTCTTTTTCCAGCTTTAGAATCTGTGTAGTTTTGTTTTGTACAAGCGCCAGTTGTAACCATCATTTTTTGAACATAACTTTCTAAAACTGGCACCATTTTCAAGTGAACTTTCGGATGTCCAACTATACAAGATTTATCGCCAGTGAAACTTTCAAACCCCTCCAATGGGTTAATTGCTGTAGGTTGTGTTTTTATATTTCCTAACACTGTAAGAAATGGGTGAATATCATGTCTCGCAGCATCCAAATATCCTTTTTCTAGAAGTTCTGGGGCCCAAACCTCTTCATCTTTATCTTGAAAGACTGATGTTGGATTCTTGTACCTGCCAGCTATAACATGTATTGAAGCGTTGTGGTATTTTGCATATACTTCCATGTTTTTTAAAAATGGAGCATGTAAAGGCGTATTGTTTTGGGCCCAAGAAATAATGTAAACTTTTTTAGTTTTATCTAGCTTCTTTTTCTTAGCCTCCATAAATTCAAAAGACTCTTCTGGGGCTCTTTCTTTAAAGCCTAATGCCACAAGATTTCTTCTAACACTTCTCTCAGAAGTAACACCAAAAAAAGTTTTTAATTTACTAGTTCTTTCGTCCCAGGTAAGATTTGGGTCTATATAAATCTGTCTGATTTGTTCTTTGTCGCTCTCAGTTAGTTGTTTTAACTTCATAAAACGTAATTTTTAAAGACTAATTTATATGTTTTTTTTATAATATGCAAATTTTTAAGAAAAAAGCTAGATAAAACTACCTAGACAACTCGTGAGAAACCATTATTTCTACAAGTTCTTTAAATTTGACTTTTGGCTGCCAACCAAGAATTGTTTTTGCCTTAGAAGCGTCTCCAAGCAAAAGATCTACTTCTGATGGTCTAAAATATTTAGGATCTACCTCTACAAGTAATTTACCACTATGTAGATCATAACCCTTTTCTTCCACACCAGAACCGACCCAATTTATTTTGTAACCTATTATTTCGCAAGTTGTTTCGACTAATTCTCTAACTGAATGAGTTTCATTTGTCGCAAGAACAAAATCTTCTGGAACATCTCTTTGCAGCATTAACCACATCCCTTCTACATAATCTTTTGCGTAACCCCAATCTCTTTTTGAGTCTAAATTACCAATGCTTAAAATATCTCTTTTTCCCTGTTTTATTTCGACTAAATTATTTATCACTTTTTTTGTAACAAATGTGCCGCCTCTTCTAGGGCTTTCATGGTTAAACAATATACCATTACACGCAAATATATCATATGCTTCTCTATAGTTTTTTACAGCCCAATAACCATATATTTTAGCTACACCATATGGGCTTCTTGGGTGAAAAACAGATTTTTCAGTATATCCAGTTTCTGGCATGTTATAACTCATACCGCCATACAACTCTGATGTTGATGCCTGGTAAAATCTAGATGTTGGACAATGAATTCGCATTGCTTCTAAAATCGTAAGTGTTCCCAAAGCGTCAACCATACCAGTGTAATATGGCTGTTCAAATGAAACTTTAACATGCGATTGAGCTGCCAAATTATAAATTTCATCTGGTTTTATTGTGGCAATTAAATTTGTTGTACTTGCTGGGTCAGTAACATCTCCATAGTGCAAAGTCAGCTTGTTGAAAATGTGGTCTATTCTTTCAGTATTAAAGCTGCTAGATCTTCTTATTACACCGTGCACCTCATAACCTTTTTCTAAAAGAAGTTCTGCTAAATATGAACCATCTTGTCCAGTTATACCAAAACAAATTGCTATTTTTTTATCCTTTTTCATTGAGCCTCCTCTATTGCACTAAGTACGCAGTTGCACATGTGATCTATTTCTTCTCTTGTTAAATTGGGGTGATTAGGTATATACATACCACAATCATCAATTCTTGAAACAGTCTCTAAAGATACTCTACCAAAACTTTTTACAAAAAATGGTTGAGTCCCCATAGATCCACATATTAAAGGTCTGCACTCAACGTTGTTTTCTATTAGTTTCTTTACAACTCTTTCTTTTTCTTCTTTTGTTTCAGTTATTATTGGAATACAAAAACTAGCAGTGAAACTATCTTCTTCTTCAACTGGGAACCAAATATAAGGAGATAAACGATTTTTAAAAATTTGAAAATTTTTGTTTCTTTGTTCTATCATCGCATCAACTTTTTCAAGTTGTCTTAATCCAATTACAGCTTGAAGATCTGTTGATCTAACATTGAAACCAGGGACATAGAAAGTATATAACGCAGAAAAATCATCTATACCCCATTTTTCTCGTAATTCTATTTGTTTCGTTGAGTCTAAATCTCTATCCCACCCATGACTTCTTAGTTGTTTTAACATGTCATAAACTTCTTTATCGTTTGTTGAGATCATACCACCTTCAATAGTGCTCATAGTATGACCAAAATAAGTAGAGAAACTAGACATTAAGCCAAAATTTCCAAGTTTTTTACCTTTGTACATTGTTCCTTGGGACTCACAATTATCTTCAAGTAGTATAACTCCGTATTTTTTACAAAGATTTACAACTTCATCCATATTTGGAGATAAGCCAAGAACTGATACCAATATCATAGCTGCTGGTTGTTCATTTATAAAAATATACTCCAAATGTTCAAGATCAACAGATAAATTGCTTAAATTACAATCTACTATAAGTGGTTGAAATCCGAGTTGAACGACTGGTGCTAGATCTGTAGCCCAAGCTAATGATGGCACAACTACTTTGCCATTTCTTAATTTATAAAGCTCTATTATAGCATAAAGCATTAAAAGGTTAGCAGATGATCCAGAATTAACAAAAACAGAATATTTACAACCAAGCCATTTTGACCAGGCTTCTTCAAACTCTATTGTTTTTTCTCCTTTTGTTAAGCGCGGGTAAGTTTTTAACCACTTAATTAAATGATCAATATCGCTTTTGTCTATAGTATCTTTTACGAGGGTAATTCGCTCGCGAACCTGATTTAAATCTTTGTTTTTCATTACCTTTATTATTTATAAAAACATAAACAAAAAAAGTTTTAAAACAAAGTTAATTATATGAATTCTATCTTGTTTTCATCAAAAAAGTTTGTATGTTCTTTTTTTGGTCCAATATTTTTTAAAAAATCAAACAATTCTGAATCGCTAAAAAAATGTTCTGTGATAAAATTTTTATATTTTTTTCTGGCTTCGACAAGGGTGGTTCCATTGTATCCAAACTCTGGGTTGTCTATCCAACCTCCACCACCTAAAAAAATATAATTAGCCTCTGTTAAGCAATTTACATTTGCGCCACCAGAATCTGCTATTGATATCACGCAATTTGATGCTAGATAAAAAGAAAGCATTTTACTAAAACTAATAGCTGGATTAAATATTTCAAAATAAGATTCTTTTGGAAATATAAACCCTGGGGGGTTTATTGTTAGATTAACAACAAAGTAACCAGCTCTTATTAAACCGATAATTGTGTTGTGATAAAGGTTGTTTCTGTGTAGTATCTTATTTAAATTTCTGCCATTTATAGCAATAATTTTTTTGTTTTCTACATTAATTGAATTTAAAAACGATACACACTCTTCGTAGTCAGATTTTTTTGGATTAATAAAAACCAGATCGTTTTCTAATAATCTTTTAGTGCTGTGACTAAACATGTATTTATACACGTGATCACCACCTCTAAATTTAGCTACATCTTCATCTCCCAAAAACTCTATTTCAACATCTTTTGACGCTCTTTTTTTACCTATTTTTTCCATGTTATAGAATATGTTTCTATCCAAGGAGATATCTTCTATTAAATTAGTACCTGATTTAGATGTATAATTTTGCACATATATTTTATCATAATCTGGAAGCATAATATCAAAGTTTTCAAATGTAGATGTGTATAATTCAAAATCTTTGTTTTGTTTTTTAAAATTATATGCATCTAAACTTGAAGCGTATATGTAATTGAATTCATCTATGTTTGTTGTTATAAATCTTTTTTTCATTTATTGTTTAATAAAATAGTTAATCTGTTAAAATATTTTTTTCAACTATGTTTTTATAAACTTTTTTTATACCATCATACAAATTTGTTGGTTTAAAGCTTGGTATAGTCGACTTTAATAATTCAATTGAAACGTCTTTTCTGTGTTGCCCATTTGGGTATGAACTATCAAAATGAACAGATAAGTGCTCAGCGTCGCAAGCTTTTAATGCTATGCTAGCCATTTCTTTTATAGTTAAATTTTCTTCTGTTGCAACATTCATGTTTGTATATATATCATTATCTATGCAATATTTTATTATATGCGCTAAATCATCAGAGTGCATAAATTGTCTTAATGGTGTACCGTCCCCAAAAAGAACAATTCCCTTTTCATTGTTTTTTAGTGAATAGTGAATTTTTTTTATAAGAGCAGCTATAAAATGACTGTTATCTCCATATTTGTCAAATTCACCATATAAATTACATGGCGTTAAATATTGGTATTGAGTCCCATATTGTTTGTTATATGTGTCTGTTTGTACGGCCAGGCATCTTTTTGCATAACCATACGAAAAATTAGTTGGTGTTGGTGGTCCATTGTGCAATTGGCTTTCCTTCATGGGGTATAAATTTTCCACATCTGGATAAATACAAGTGCTTAACATGCTGATAAATCTTTTTACATTATTTTTATAAGCATAATCCATCAACAATGTATTCATCAAAATATTATCTGTAAAATATTCTGCTGGTTTTTTGATGTTGTCTATTATGCCACCTACCTTAGCCGCCAAATGAATAATTGCATCTGGGTTATGTTTTTCAAAAAGAAGTTTTACACTTGACTCTTTTGTTAAATCAAAATCTTTTGAAGATATGTATACAGCGTCTGGCATGATCTTTTTTAAAGACCTCCCCACCATACCTGAACCACCAGTGACTAATATTTTATTATATTTCATAATTAAATTTTTATCCAATTTTCACAATACAAATCATTTGTGTTATAATGATCATAAGCAGAACCAAACCACTTTGCTGGAGCTACAACTTTCTTTTGGTCATTTTTATTAAGCCAAGCACCCCACCAACTAAATGTTGAGTTGCATATTATATTATTTTTACATTTGCTCATCAAAAAAAGTTCTTCATAGTCTTTGTTTTCATCTATAAAAACAAACTTTTCTGGTAAATCTGGAAAGTTTTGTTTGCACCAATATATATCATCTGAAAAAATCAAGAAAACAGAATCTTGATCCATGTGTTTAATTGCTTTCATGTAATAATTCATGCTTTGAATCGGGTGGTGGTCTTGAAACTTTAAATAATCTCCTCTTCTGACATGAATAGAACAAGTGTTTTTATTTAACAAGTCAATATATTTTTTTGAAATACTTTCAGCTAATTCTTGTGGATAAGAAAAAATTTCCAAAACCTCTTTTCTGTGTTCTTTAAAATATTTTTCACTTTGAAAATATCCATTTAAACATATATTAGATTCAACATTTGGTATTTCGGTGTAATTAAACCCAGATTCATTAAACAAAATTTGACTTTCCATATTGTTTCTAGAAACGAAATTTATTTTAGAAAAAACGCTTCCCTTGTAATCACTAGCGTGTTTGTGGACAACAACAGAATCATCATATGAATATATTGCTTCTTTACCATATTTTAAAGAATAAGATAATGTACAAGCTATTTGAAACATCATGTTACCTAAACCGCCTATTAACCTAGTTGTTACTTTTTTCATTTTTTAATATTCATAACATTTTTTTATACCATCATACAACGATATAAATTTGTAATCGGGTATCATTTTTTTAAATTTTTCAACATCAACATCTCTCTTTTTTTGCCCATTTGGCTTTGATGGGTCGTATTGTATTTTTAGATCGCTATTTGACATGCTTATTATCATCTTAGCTACACTTTCTATAGTATAAGATGTTGAAGGTGCTACATTAAAAGATTCTGTTATATCTCTTTCCAAAACCTCTTTTATTATGTTGGCAAAATCTTCAGCATACATAAATTGTCTAATGGGTGTGCCATCCCCAAAAAGAACGATTTTTTTTTCTTTGTTTTTTATAGCTTTTTTAACTTTGTTTATTATAACTGGTATTATTTTGTCCTCTTTGTCTGTTGGCCCATAAAGATTGCACGGAATTAAATAATTGTATTTTGTGCCATATTCTTTATTGTAATTTTGTATTTGTGTCGCCATTACTCTTTTAACCATAGCATATGAAAAAATGCTTTCATGTGGAACGCCATCGTAAATAAGATCTTCTGTAAATGGTTTGTTTGCTTTGTTTTCGCTTGGATACATAGTATAACTTAAAACAGTGAGGAATCTTTTAACGCCATACATATGAGCATATTTTAATGTCAAAGTATTCATAAGTAAGTTATCATCTAAGTGACTAACTGGATGATTAATATTATCTAATATACCCCCAACTTTTGCAGCTAGATGAACTACTTTCTCTGGTTTGTGTTCAGAAAACATTTTTTCTACTTGATTTTGATTTGTTAGATCGAAATCGCTTGAACAAACGTAAGTTGCTTCTGGGATACACTTTTTTAACCAGGTACCTATTAATCCACCGCCTCCAGTTATTAATATTTTACTCATTTTCTTTTTTTTCAGATTTTTGAAAACCGTTATAAAGTTTTGGGTTTTCTACATCTGGGTTAAACTTTCCATTGCACATGTTTACAATAGTTTTGTCAATTGCCTTCACAAGCATTGGTCTTTTTTGTTTAAATGTTATATCAGCTTTTCTTTTTAAAGTCAGCATAGTTTCTGGATTTTGCTCTAAACTCATAGCATCTTCTAAATACCACAATCTTATGTGTACTACTATTAATTTATCTATTAATTCAGAAAAAGAATCACTATGAATTTCATCATATTCTGGAAATAAATTTTTATCTAATATTTCTTTTACCTTTTCTTTTATATAGTTGTCTAATTGCTCTCCTATCATGTGTTTTTTATTTTTTTAATAAAGATAATAGTTCTTCTGGGGAAACTAAATTATTAATAAACTGTATTGGTATTTTTGTAAAATTTAAGCATGGATCAAAATATGAGGGATCGCTACCGTGTTTTTCTATTAGGTTATGATTGTCTATCATTGTCATTTTTGTTTTAAAACCAGAATTTCCAAAAAAATGAGCAAAGTGACAAGGACCAGATATTGTGCTAACTATATCAACACAATTTGGGTGGTGTATATAGCTGCAATAATCCTTAAATTTGTCAACATAAATTATTTGATCATCTTTTAAGTGCGATACTCCTCTCCCAAAAACAAAAACTTTTTCATATTTTGATTTTGATAGCTTCAAAAAATCATTCCAATAGTTTATATCTAAATTTCTTCTTGTATCTGCGTTTTTTAATCTTGGTATACACATTAAAAAATCTGGCAAATCAGATTTTAAAATTTCGTCATTGTAGTTTATATTTAAAATCTCTTCTTTGTCTCTTTCGTAATTTTTATAAAATGGCTTATATGGCAAAGTTTTGCAAAGTTCGTCCAACTTCTCATCTGTTACTAAATCTAAACATTCTTCATAATTAACTGAAGGATTGTATGCTTGAACATTTTTAAAAATGTTTTCGTATAAAAAAAATCTATCAGATAATGTTACAATTGTTGTGTCTTTATTAATCTTGCCCTCTTTTAAATAACATATTAATCCAAGTCTATTGATTATTAATTCAGTTGCAGACTCTGTTTGTTGTGTTGGTGTGCCAGCTTGAAAACTTCCGTTTCCAGAGTTTACATCTTCTGAACCTTTTGCTAATATTGCGTACTTAAACATTTTTTTTAAAAATTTTATTACCAATTACTAAAATATCTAGCTCAGTATTGTCTAAAACAAAAAACGCATCTTCTATAGTTGTTAAAATAGGGAAGCCTCGAATATTGAAAGATGTGTTTAATATAACTGGTATTAGATCTTGGTTTTTCATTTCTGACAAAATGTTATAAAAAATTGGGTGTTGGTCTAAAGTTGTCGTTTGCAGTCTAGTCGTTTTATCAGTGTGAACAATAGATTTAAGCTTATCTTCAAACTCTTCTTTTACTTTTGGGGCATAGCTCATATATTTTGATTCACGGGCATTTTTAAAGTAAGTATTAGCATCTTCTATTCTACAAACTGGAGCAAAAGGTCTATACCATTCTCTAAACTTTACTTTTGCATTTAATATATCTTTCATTTCTGGAAAAGATGGGTAGCATATTATGCTTCTGTTACCAAGGGCTCTTGGGCCAACTTCAGAATTGCCATTTAAAATGCCAATAATTTTACCTTCTTTTAAATAATTTACCAAAGAAACATATGAAAACTCTTCACTAAAGTGGTTTATTTCATATTTATTTAAATTTTGTTCATCTAAAATTTGGATTCCGCTGTATGCTATTTCTTGTGAACCAAAATTTGGAAACTTACTTAAAAAAATACCATATGATTGTCCACAATCATTTGGGTTTGGTGGCACAAATAATTTTAAGCCCATTTCGCATAAACGCTCATAAAGTTTTTGGTTATATAAAACATTAAGGGCGCAACCTCCAACTAAAACAATATCTGTGTTATATTTATCAATATATGGCATTATCAATTCATCCATTTTTGTTTCAAAAACGAACTGAGAAGTTGCAGCTAAATCATACGACAATTGACCGCTTGTTGTATTAAAACCATATGGTATGTTTAACTCATGGCACAAATTTTTTAAAGAATTTGTGCTATAGTAATTTATAAAAGGTTGTACCCACTCTTGTCTTATCTTTCCATAAGCGCAAAGACCCATTATTTTACCTGCATACACCAAAGAATTTTCTACTGTTTCACCCTCTGCACCTGGTTTTATTTCTGATATTAAAAAACCAATTGCTGAATATGGGTTCCCATAATCTAAATTTGGGCAATTAAGATCAACAATATTGTCGTTTTCGCCAAAATAGACCCTTGTAGATGACACTACATTGTCATCCGTGCCACCACCATCAACAGAAAAAATTAGCGATTTTTTAAAGTTAGAATTATAAAAACCAGAACAAGCGTGTGCATAATGGTGGCCAACTTGTTCAAATCTTGCTTTTGGGAAAAAAGTTAAAATTAAATTTTTGTCAGACTCGCTTAAAGCTGAATATAAAACCAACTCTATTTCTGTATCAATTAAATTTTCTTTTATTAAATTTAAAAAATCTTCTCTTTCTTTTTGGTTAGATCCCATACCTGGTCTAGAATCAAAATCAGAAGAGAACATAGCATATCTTTTCTTTACAAATCTCTCATATTCATAAACTCTTAAATTGTTGTATTTGTCAATAAAAGTAGCAGAAGCATCATGAGATCCATATAACGATATTGTTTTTGTTGGGGTTATTTTCATGTAATAAATTCTTTGATTTTGTTTTCTAATCTATCGCTAATTGTAAAGAATTTTTTTGACAATTCAAAGTTCTCTTCTACATATTTTAATTTTTCAAAATATGTGTCTGGTTTTAAATCATTGCAAGCTTTAACTATATCCTCCAGGTTGTTTACCATTATAATCCCGTTCATATTAAACCAATCTCCTATGTTTGGGCACCCGTAATAAATTGGTATTGTTTTTGTTCTTAAGCAATCAATAAATTTTTCAGAAAACCAGTTTTTTCTTTTTGTATTTTCTATACAAATATGAAATTGACTATTAAATAGAGGATTTTTCTCTTTTCCTAAAACTGGGTTGTTATTATAGTTTTCTATATCACTTAATACACCACTTAAGAAAAATCTTGTTTTTATGTTTTTTATTCTGTTTTCTTTAAACCAAAGCTTTTGTCTTAAATAGTGGCCCTCTGCATAAAGTTTACTACCAACTAAAGTAGAAACACTAAATTCTTTCTCTGGAAAATCGTATTCTTTTATCCATGTGCACCCTATTTCGAAAAGATGAGCTTTATCGCCACAGTTTTCAAGTAGAAAATCATTGTGAGTAAATACATGATCAAAAAAATTGTTTTTTAAACCCTCAATTACATCTTTGTTTAAATTCAAAATTTCTTGAGGTTCAAAAAGTAAAATAAATCTTATCGTGTCCTTTGGAGTAACACTTTGCGGCAAACAGTCAACATATAATTCAATTTGTTTTTCGTGGTACAAATCAAATTTTAAATCCCAATAACAATATATTCTAATGTTTTTCATTTTTTAAAACTCTTTTTTTATTTTTTCATAAATTTCATTGTCATATGGATAATCAATTTCTTCATTATAAAATAATTTAACATAAAGTGAATATCTTTTTTTTGCCCATTCAGCATAAGAATCTGGAACACTTCCGTTTCCGTTTAAATAAAAATTCATACCAGATCCAACACCAGCAAAGTGTATAAATTTTTTTCCAAAATCAAACATCATATTTAGTTCTGGATAAAAATTTGTCCAGACCCCATTTTCATCAGATGAACCATAATCTTCAGAAGTTAAATATTTTATTTTACCTCCGTTATATAATATTGAAAAAGAAATTGGGTCAAAAAAATCTAAAATCGGATGTTTATGTGGGTTATGATAACCAACAACCATGTAATGAAGTGTGTTAAAATCTACTTTTGGCAATTTGTCCAACTTCATACCAAAAAAACAAGTTCCAACAACATCTGAAATACCTTTTAAATCATCTCTGTTGCATCTGTTTTTTTCATAAGACCTTCTTTGTCCAACTAAATCAAAGCCTTCGTTAAAGCCATTTTGAATATCTGAAACACATTCGCCTCTGAAAAACACATCACTATCAAAATGTATTATTTTAGAATACTCACCATATTCTTTGTTTAGAACTTTTGCTACTATATAAGCTGTGCCAAGGTGGCCATTTTTATAATATTCCTTTAATTGTACGTCCGATGAAAGCTCTATAAATTCTAAGTTTTCGTTAAACTGTTTTAATTCTTTAAAATCCTTAGCTGTTCCAAAAACATGAACTTTTAAATCTGGGTGAAATTTTAAAAAGCTCTCAAGTGCCTTTTTCAAAATTTTGCCACAATTGTAACATATAGTAAAAATAAATATATCCTGCTCTTTATTCATAAAGTTTTTCTAATGTTTCATATGGTTTTCTTCCCCGAAGAAGCTGTTCTATCCTATTTATTTCTGATTGATTTTGTTTAGATTCATTCATAGGGTTTTCTCTGTTGTATACATATAATATATCTGGTATATATCTACTTTTGTTTACACCACACATTTCTAACATTGGAAATTGAAATGATAGATCTGGAGCGTAAGAAACAAAATCGTTTGTAGCTGGGTCTTTCATGTCTTCTACTTTTATTTTTAAAAACAATTCTCTTCTAAAAGTTCTTAAATGAGAAGCTAACCACTGATGTTTTCTAAATGTTTTATTTTGTCTGACATCTAAAGGATATTCGTGGTATATATGACTTACGCTAGCATATGGATATTCCTCATATGTGCCATAAGTCATCCAGCAGTCCGTTTTTTCATATTCAGAATTAACTCTGTGTAAAACATTTTCATGAGGAAACCAATCATCTCCATCCATTGTGATTATAATAGAATTTTCTTTAGACATTTCTGTTCCAATTCTTATATTTTCACCTTGATATTTTCTTTTTTCGTTTTGAATTACTCTGATATTATTATGTGTTTTCTCATATTCTTTAGCTTTTTCATAAGTGCCATCATCAGAACAGGCATCAATAAATATCACCTCAAAATCTGGGTAATCTTGAGATAAACTACTTGTTAAACACTTATCAACATATTTAACTGCATTTCTAGTGCTTATTACAATTGATATGTGGTTAATCTTTTTTGCCATATAAGTTTTCCTTCATAATATTATATGTCTTTGTAAAACCTTCTCTTAGTGAGTATTTAGGTTTCCAATCAGTTAGTTTTTGTAAAAGTGAAATATCTGCAACAAATTCCATTACACCAGTTACTTTTTTGTTTAAAGAAGTAATTTTTTTACCAGAAATTTCTTCTATTATTTTACATATATCCTCTATTGAGGACATTGTGCCGCTTCCAAGATTAACATTTCCAGTATAATCTGTTTCTAAAAGTTTTACAATTGCACTAGCTGCATCTGTGGTAAAAATAAAATCTCTTTTTGGTTCCATACTCCAAACCGTTGGGTTTGGTTTTGTTAGAACATCGTGTATAAGAGTTGGGACCAAGTCTGGTCTAATCAAAGTTGTGTCTCCGTATATATTGCAAAGTCTAATATTAATAATTGGTATTTTTTCTTTGTAAAATTCAACAACTTGTTCTGCTAGATATTTGCTAAAAATATATTCATTCTGATATGGATATATTTCATCTTGCTCGTTAACTGGTCTTCCTTTCGGTTTGTCACCATACAATAAAATACTTGTGAAACAAACAAATTTGTTTATTTTTCTGTTTTGAAGATAGTGAAGTATTTTTTTTAATGGAATAACATTATATTCCATACCCATCATACAACTAGAGTTGATTTCGTGGTGGTTTGAATTGCCGATTAAAAAAACAACATTATCAAATTCTACATCGTCTAACAGATGTAAACTATCCATGTTTGGTATATCTATATGCCTGTTTTTAATATCTGGACCAGGATGATTTCTTCCAGCAGAAATAATATCTGGATATTCTCTTAGAAAAATATGCCCTAAAAAACCACTTCCACCGAACAATAATGTTTTTTTCATATACTTTTTTGATTTATAATTTGTTTGAAATAATTATGCCACATATAATCTTCAGGTATAACATATTTCTTGGCAGTTTCGAAATTCTCTTTAATTGCGTCCATTTTAGAAATATAAAAATTTTCATCACATTTATCAAGAATAGATGATAATTCTGAGGCATTATTAAAATTGATTATTCCATCTATATTAAAATACTTACCTATATTTCCACCGCACCCCCAATATATTGGCACTGTGCCAGTCATTATACAATCAATTAATTTTTCACTAAATAAATCAGGGCAATTATCTTGCTCTATAACAATTGAAAATCTATAGTCTCTTAAAGCTTCTATTTTATTTTGTACGAATTTGTATCCGCCGCCATAAAGATCATCTATTTTGCTTCTGTATAAATCAATAACTTCATGTCTCAATTTATGTCCAGAGGTTGTTTTTTTTATGGATGCTATTATTGAAATGTTTTTTGTTTTTTCATGTATTTTTTGATCTTCTTTTAAAATCCAGCACCCACCAAAAACATAATACTTAAATTTTTCTGGGTTTAAATTAATAAGTTCTTGATTAAAAGTTAAAATATATTCAAATTTGTTATAATTTTCTGGTTGTCTGATATATTCATATGGTTTCATATTGCTACCAGGCGCTTCAATTATAAAACCAATTTTGTGCTTTTCTTTGTATAAATCTACGCTGGACAACATATCTTCTGAAAAAACAACAAGATCGTTTATGTTTTCATTACCTCTATACCAATCAAAATTTTCTGGTGGTATTTGTAAATCTCCAGTACCGAAACTTTTACCATGAGCGAATTGGTTGTCTACAAGCTTTATTTTAACTTTTTCCATTTTATTGGTGTTGAATTCTTTTAGGATATCTGATTTTTTATTTATAAACAAAATCTTTTCACCATCCTCACTATTTTCAAAAGCATGATAAATGCGTTTCATTTCATCAATTTTTGGGTTGTCGTAATAAGTTGGTCTATGATTCATGTGAAATATATCAATTTGAGGATTGTCACAAATATCCATTTTGCTTATAGCGTCAATTTTTTTCCAAAAAAAAGAATCTTCTGGAGCATTTGCCTGGAAAAGTTCTGGATCGTATCCACCAACATTAAAAAACAACTCCCTTTCAACATAAATAGAGCCACCAGGTGCGCCAATATAATATGGCAAACTAATACCTGGGTTTCCCAACTTTAGGCTATCTATATCAATTTCTTTTTTTAAAACCGAATTGGTTAAATTTTCATCTAAATATAAAACTCTTCTACCGTGAAAACATTGTATTGCTTTTGAAGATTTGCTTTTAATGTTTTTTAAAAGCTTTTCAAAGAAATCGCTCTGTATTAAACAGTCTATGTCGTGAAATAAATATGATTTTGATATAACTGAAAATAAAGCTCCAAAATTTAAACAAAGACACTTGTTGAATAGTTGGTTTTCTTCAGATTTTATCCAGATATAATTTATTTTGTTTTTTTTACAAAATTTTGAGTGTTCTGGTATGTGAGAAAACTCAACAACAGTATAAGATATTTTAAGATCAACATTAGATGCAGCTTTACAAAAACTGCTATACATAGCATCAGCAAAATTAATTCTGCCGCGAACAGGTACAATAAAGTTTATATCAAAAACAGTTTTTGTGTCGTATATAATTATAATGCTGTCATCTTTTATGACATTATAATTTATTTTACCTTTTTCTAGAAAACTATATATTTCTTTCATTATTTGTAAGAGCTTATTGGCTGCAAATTTGGTTTATTACTTACCTCTTGATGTACGGCCCACTGCCAAGCTTGGTCCACCTTGTCTTCTGAAATTGGGTTACTTCTGTTATAGATATACAAAATTTCGTCTACAAATTTTGCCTTTTCATATGGCGTTAAGTTTAACAAACAAAACATCATTGCTGTGTCATAACTCATACGATAAAATTTCCCCTCTTTATCTTTTAATCTGCTGAAATTTGGGTCTTGTTCTTTTATTTTTTGGTAAACTCCAGCTCTCCAAGTTCTTAAGTGTGATATTTTAAACGGAGCCTTTCTCACATTAGCGTATTCTTCTGGTGTATAAAAAGTGGCAAAACCACGTCTACCATCAGTCCATGATGCTTGCCCCCAGGTAACCCAACAATCGTTTTCATTATATATATCATTAACTCTAGATAAAACATTTCTGGTTGGAAACCAATCATCCCCATCAAGTATAACTACAATATCATCTTTTTCACAATGATCCATAACAGCGATATGAATGTTTTCAAGAGCTGTTTTTCTTTCTGTGTTCCGCATTATTTTAACGCGAGAGTCATCTTTGGGTAATTTATCATAAGAACCATCAGTTGAACAGTCGTCAATAAAAATAACTTCAAAGTTTTCATATTTTTGACTCATAATTGATGCGATGCATTTTTCTAAGAATTCACCTGGGTTATAAAATGGTGTAATTACCTTAATCTTGTTTTTCATATTCAATTTTGTTTATTATTTTTTCAAGTTTTAAAATTAGCTCTTTTTCTATTTTTTCTTCAACTTTAAAAGTTGGATAAATACACTCTATTCTGGAACATGTTGATTCTGGGTCTGCAAGATATAAAAATGTAAAACCAGGTATCTGTATTGTTTCAGATAGTTTTTTTACTATATCTGGAATATCTTTTGGATCTGCGTTTTTGACTGCAATATAAACAGCGACCAATATTTGGTCTTGAATTGGTGTTAATAAATTTAACAACCTGGTCTTTTCTTTTTGAGACTCTTCAAGCAATCTTTTGTATTCAAGTTTTAATTTTATTCCTGGGGTCGGTAAATCACCGTCATATTTACCTCTTATCATACTAAGTGTTTCTTTGCATAAAGCATAAAAAAAACACTCAATCCAATAATCTCTCATTGATTCTAGTTTGTTTTCTTCAATCTTTGAGGCGTTTGAATATGTTTTCCACTGGGATTTAGCTACATCTAAAATATCTTTAAAAGACTCATAAGTAATTTCAACATTTACAGTTGGTTCTCCAAGTAAGCTTTTTGCTTTTTCTATAATGCTTTTAATTTCTAACATTGTTATTTGTTTTTTATTGTTTGTTCTACGCTGTTTATGTTAGAAAAATCTAGTTCATCTAACACTGGAAAATCTGGGGTTGATACATCTTTTACATTTACTAAAACACTTTGTTTGTAAGAAGCCATCTTTTCTCTTGGTAGAAACTCAAAGATTTGAAGACCTTCTTCGAGTTTTGATGGGTTGGTGAACGGGACTTTTTTTATTAGTTTTAAAAGTTCTTTTGTTCTAAATATATGGCCATTTATAGATAAGGGAAAGCCAAAATCTAAATAATGTTTGGACCATTCCCATTTCATAATATTACCTGTTATTTCCTGGCCATGTAAGTTATTAACCATTTCAAAAAGACTGCAATAAGTTGTGTTTTCTCCAAGTCTAAGAGAAAAACAAATTACATCATCATCAGATAACGCGTTAACAATATCTTCTTCTTGTATCTTGTTGAAAAGAATATTGCTTTTTGTAAAAAGAGCTGTGTGTTCTTTGTCGCTATCTATGGCTTTTAAAACATCTTCTTTAAAGTTAGGCGTATTTTTAATTTCTGTGCATTGAAAAATTCCTTTAGCGTTTTTTTCTAAACTTTCTAAAAACAAACCGTAATTATCTTCTCCAAAAACAACAGCGTTTATCATGCAATAAGTTTTAAAATATCTTCCTTTGTTTTTAAACCAACAAATTTATTCACGATTTCTCCGCTTTTAAATATGTAAACGGTTGGAATGCTTCTTATACCGTATTGCATTGATAGATCTGAGTTGCTATCTACATCTACTTTTACAATCTGTAGTTCTGGATTTTCCTCGGCTATCTTGTCGAGTATTGGACTTAATGTCCTGCATGGACCACACCATGTTGCCCAAAAATCTACGATAGTTATCTTTTCGCTTGAAATTAGGTCTTTAAAATTGTCATTTGTGCCTTCTTTTATATTTTCCATGAGTTTTCTGTTTTTTGATATATTTATTATTGTGTTATTGAGATAAAAAATATCTTAATAAAAGCGAAAAATCAAATTTTTTAGAATATTTATTAAAAAAGATTCAATATGCCAACTAAAAAAATAGGTCCTGAAACATTAAAAAAGGCCATAATCGAAGAAGCTCTTAGAGTAAAAAGAAAAGCAGAGATTTACCAAGAAGCTCTTAAATTAAATTCTGAGTTAGCTAAACTTAATGAAAACATGGGCATGATTGCAAGTTTTGGTTTTAAAACACCAAATGATGCTTCTAATCATACCAAAAATGGTTTTGTTAATGATAAAAATCTTGCTCACATAACAGATTTAGCCAAAGAAATGGCTGAAGAACCAAGCCTTCAAGAAGATGTTCTAAACGAAGTCGATAAACTTAAAGAGGAGATCGCTAAGTTAAAACAAGAGAATGAGGAATTGAAAAACAAAAAATAATTAACCACCCAATAGATTAAAAACATTATGAAAATAACAAAAAAAGAAATAGACCAAATGATAAAGGAAGAATTCCAAAAAATGTGGAAAAAACGTACTTTATCTAAAAGATTAAGCGAAATTAATGAATCTCTTAGCCAAATGGAAAAAGAAGATTCTTTGTTAAGCGAGGTTGAAGCTAGCGGAATGCAAAAAACAAGTTCTGCAACTGGGTTGGTACCTGGAGAGCAACCTGGTGTTAAATTTGATAAATTGAATGCTACAACCTTAAAAGAAGACGGAGTAGAATCAGATGGTAACACTCTCGCTGATATGGGTCTTGATGTGGGTGTTGAAAAACCTTCAGAAGTTGAAATGTCTATGGAAAAACCTGCTATGGGAGAATTTGAAGCTAAATTTGCTGAGTTAGGAAAATCTATTGATGCTAAATTAGCATCTGAAACAGGTGCTGATTCTGATTCAGAAGAAATAAGCGTTGATCTTGACAAAGATTCTGAGTCTGACGAATTTGAGGAAGTTGAAGTTGATTCTTCTTCTGAGGAAGGTTCTGAAAATGGAGAGTCTGGTGCTGAAGACACAGAAAAAGAAGAAGAAATTGATGAAACAAAAGTTGTTTCTGAAATGGAAAAAACTGAAGAGGAAGGCATAGAGGGAAAAAGTGTTGCTCAAGATGCTCCACTTAGCGAGCCAGATGGCGACATGAAAAAAGATACAGTTGTAAACGAAAGCGAAGAAAAAGAAGCTAAAGTTATCACAGAAGTATCTGCGCCTAAAAATAAAAATATTTTCTTAGAAGGTATAGATTCTGAAAAACAAGCTAAAATTTTAGCTGAACAAAAAAGAATGAGAAAATTTGCTGGATTAAGCAACGAAGACGAAGAATAAAAATGAAAATTACAAATAAAGACCAACTTTTGGAATTTATTAGAAAAGAAAGCCTTAAGATATTAAATCAAGAGGCTTTTTCTTCTAATGAACAGGAGCTAGATGTTTTAACAGATTCTAAAATTGAAACAATTAAGGACAAGTTAAAAGATTTAGAAGATGGCTTTATTGATGTTAACGAAAAAAGACTTAGCAAGTTAGAAAAAGACGAAGATTCTGCTCGCGAAAAAGAGGAATACGTAGAACTTCAAAAAGTTAAAAAAGAGAAAGCTGTAGTTTTAGACAAATTAATACTTTCTTATCAAAAGAAAATAGAATATTTATCTCAAACAAGAGATATATTAAACAACGAACTAAAAGAACTTGGTATAAAAGGAAGCAGTGTTTTTCAAAACAAGGAAATGAGCGAATTTGTAAACGACGAAAACGTTCCTAATAATACTGTTATTAAAATAAACACAGTTAGTTCAGAACTTGTGTTGAAAAAGGTTTCAAACAATAGTTTTTTGGTAGTTTCAACAACAGCTCCAGGAGTTAAAAGTGGCGATATTGTTAAGTTGTCGCCATATTTAAAAGTTGGTTATCAGGCAAATATAGATATATTTAGAGATAATAAGCCGCTAACAAAATCAATAATAAACAATGTAACTAAGATAACAAAAAACCCAAGCTAAACTTGGGTTTTTTATTTTAAAAGTTCTCGGCCATCTTCTATGACAACTTTTTGATCTAATCTCTCTATGATGTCATTGGAGTTTGAACTTATTTTTTTTATCTGTTCTTTTGGCTCTTCTTTTTTATTTGGAGATATCAAATCTCTTGATGATGTCTTTTTATTTTTGGATTCTTCTAGCATAATATTTAAAAATTTTCGTTTAACATTTCTCTTCCGTCGTTTGTTAAAAGTTTTTGATCCTCTTTTTGCATAATGTCGTTTTTTGGTTTTTTCATAGACGCAGCTTTTCTTTGAGCTTCCATATAAGCTTCTTGAGGATTTAAAAGTTCATTTACAAACTTTTTACTTTTTGGATTTTTGGGGTCCAATTCTGGGTAAAAATATTCTATCATAATAAATTCTTTATTATAAATAGCCTTGTTTTTTCTAATTTCCCTTAATTGTGTCAGTAAACCTACCGCTTTCTTCAAATTCATCAAATCTATCAACAATATCAATCAATATTTGCTCACGGACGATATCGGATCTTTCAAATTTAAATATAGCACAACCCTTTATTGGTTCTATTATTTCGTTAAACAGGTTTATAGCAACGAATTTTTTATTGATATCATTCTGCTTAGTGTCTCCCATAAATACTATTGTGCTGTTTCTACCTAGCCTTGTAACTATACTTTTTAAAGCTTTTATGTCAAAGTTTTGGAATTCATCTATTATAATAAAAGAATCTTTAAGTGTTCTTCCTCTTAAAAATTGGGCTGGTTTAAATTCAATAATTTTATCATCCCACAAATGTTTAAAATCTTTTCCTTCAAGCATTTCAGAAAAAGAATCAAAAAAAGACTCTGCATAAACAGACATTTTATCATCTAAAGAGCCTGGTAAAGCACCAGTATCTTTTGTTCCAGACAATATTTCAGTTGGTTTACATAAAACTATTTTTTTGCATTTTCCAGCTATGTAAGCTTGCATTGCGGCATAACAAGAGATAAATGTTTTTGAAGTACCTGGAGGACCAGACACGGTTATAATCTTGTTGTTAGATAAAATTTTAATTAATTCTTTTTGTTTTTTTGTTAATTCGAAATCCAGTTTTTTAAGCTTTATAAAGTCAGATGCTTCATATTTTTTGGATTTATAATTTTCTATTTCTTCTTGAATATACTTTGGGTTTTTCTTTTCTCTAGATTTATGCCTCATATAATTTTATCTTTATTAATAAATAAGCTTATTTTTTAATAATGTAAACAGGTAAACTAAAAAAATAAAAAACAACCTATTTATATGAAAAACACACACAAAATGAACATGCAGCAACTTAAAGACATGATCCACGATCAAGTTTCACAAATGAACTTAGAAGGTGTTTTAGACGATTCAGCTATTGAGCAAATAAAACTAAAAGTGATGAGCGCATATAATCACGAGAAAGCTATAAACGAAATTCCAGAAATTATACCAGAGATGGACGAATCAAATTCTGATGAAAACACTATGTTGGAAAATGAATTTAACGAAAACCCTGAAGTTGTTGATACAGAGGCAGACTCAGTTCAAATTAATGGACAAAAAATAGATCAGGGAACTAGTGGAAATATACCAGCTCATACGCCAGAGTTGCCTTATTTTTTAGACAAAGTACAACCAGGAAAATTAATTATTTTTAATCAAAACGAATTAAGTGAGGGTGGTGAAAATCTTTCAAACAAACCAATTAGAACTTTTGCTGATCCAGATGTAAAAAAATCAATGCGCGAATTGTGGCTTGAAAATGGTCAAAAAAGAGCTGAGGTATTTCTAAGTAAATTAGAAAAAATAGGAGAATTAGAATATGATGTAGCAAATGGAACAACTGTTTTTACAGAAAAAAGATTTGAACCAGATTTTAATATTCAAAATCAATACAAAGAAAATCCTTATGTAGATAAAAATTCTATGATTTCTTCTGTTCCAAGTGTTGACGATTCTCAAATAGTAAGACAAATAGCTTCGTCTGTAGATCTGCAAAAAACTGTTGAAAATATTGTTTTAAAAATGCTTCAACAACAAGCTATACAAGCTAACCCTACCTCTAATGTGTTGCACACTGATAATAACATTGATGTTAACAAAGGTGTAAATAAAGCTTTAGAAGAAAACGCATCTACAACAGATAAAGCATTTGATTTAAAAATGAGAACTGTTGCGGATACATTTCAAAAAGTAGATACTCCAAAACAATTAAAAGAAGCTATAGAAAAAGAAGATAAAAGTTTTCTTTTAAGAGAAAACGAAGAGGTTCAAGAGTGGGTTTTTGAAGGTGAAAAATATTATCTCCCAGTGATCAAAATATCAACAAGGAAATGTTATATTAAATAAGTGTTTATTTTAATTAATAATACATTTAAATTTTAAAAAAAAAGTATGTGGAAAATTAAAAACATAAGCAATAACCCCGTTAAAGTAGCGGTTGCTAAATCAAACACAACAACAATAGGTTTAATATTAAATCCAGAAGAATTTTGTGTAGCTGACTCAAGAATGACTACAACAATAGATATTCAAGAAAGAAGAAAATTGATTGAGGTAGATAGAGATTTTAAAAACGATCTAAACCTTCAATTATGTGAGCGTTATAGTGAAACAAAGTTAAAAGAAGCCAGCGAAGCTGTAAAAGATTATAAAAGCGCTGAATAATCTTTCAAAAAATAAAATAAAACCACCTCAAAACGAGGTGGTTTTTTGTTTTATAAAACAAAACAAATAATTGAACAAAAAAGTCAGAATAAACCCTTTATTATTTAGCAATAACGTTATATGTTTAATAAACTAAAAAGAAATTGAACATATAAAACAAAAAACAAATGAGCAATAATAGAAAAATACGAGTGTTAATGGTGCCTAGTGATAGTCACGGAGTTGGACATTGGAGAAATATCTGGCCAGCGCAATCTCTTGAAAAACATTATGGTGATGAATTTGAATTAGAAATTAATATAGGTCCAAATGTTGAAAATATGGCTTATTTGAAGCAATTTGATATTATTCATTTTCATAGAAATCTTGGCCCCGCTGAAACACAGGAAAAAGTTTTCGCTGAACTTAGAGCAGCTGGTGTAACGCTTGTAATGGACATTGATGACTATTGGGCCCCATCTTCGACTCACCCACTTTATGAAGTTGTAAAAAATGAAAAACTTACAGAAAAAATATTGGGCACTTTAAAAATTGCTGATTATGTAACTTGTACAACTGATATTTTTGCTGAACACATTAAAAAGCATAACAAAAACGTTTTCGTAATACCTAATGCAATTGATTCTGAACATGCAATGTGGAAATCAGAAGTTCAACCAAACCAAACAGATAAATGCAGGATATCTTGGATAGGTGGAAGTTCTCATATGAATGATTTAAATCTTATTTCTCATTCTATGAATCTTTTGTACAACAATAAAGAACTTAAAGATAAATTTCAACTTATTATGTGTGGTTTTGATACCAGGGGGACAATAACAGAAGTGTCTCAAGATGGATCTAGAAACACAAGAAATATATTGCCACATGAAACTATATGGTGCAAATTTGAAGAAATTTTTACAAACAAGTATTCTTATTTAAAAACTGAAGATCCAGAATATTACAAGTGGCTTTTGAAAATAAAAAGAGAAGATTACGAAGATCAATACAAAAAAAGCTATGTTCGCAGATGGACTTTGCCATTGACTCAATATGGTAAACATTATGATTATTGCGATGTAACATTAGCGCCAATTCAAGAAATTGATAGGGTTAAAATTATGCAGAACGGAGAGGTGATCAACGAGAACGATCCAAGACCAGGCACTATGAGATCTATACCTAACTATTTTAACTTAGTTAAATCTGAGCTTAAAATTGTAGAGGCTGGAATGAAGAAAAAATGTATAATTGCTCAAGATTTTGGTATTTACAAAGAATTAATTAAAGATGGAGTAAACGGTATTCTTGTAAAAGATAATAAAGATGGATGGTATAAAGCCATGAGAAAAGTTATCTTGGATAAAGACTACAGGGAAAGTCTTGCGAATAATCTTCATGAGTGGGTAAAAAACACTTACGAAATGAAAATTGTAAGTGCGCACAGGGTTCAATTTTACAGAGATTTATATAACCTGAAAAAAGAAAAAAGAAACTCGTATATAAATTCTTTATCCACAGCTCAAATCATATAAAAAATGAAAAAAAATATTAAGTGTCTTAGCGTTATTTTTTATTTTAAATTTTAACGCACAATCTGGTTGGTCAGCTGGAAATTATTACGCCCACAAAGGCCAGGAATCAATTTCTTGCGGAAATCCATTTCCAGTGTACAACAACTATGGTAACTATGTTGGAACATATCAGTGGTGTAGAAAATTAGTTTGGACACAAAGACAATACTCAGGATATGTATATTTTTGGGGACCACAAGGGTGGTATACGCAATGGTATAGCGGATATTCTTGGTATTGTTATTGGAATGACTTTCAATCCTGGTGTGGATATTAAAAAAGGCCTCAATTTTTTGAGGCCTTTTTTGTGGTGTGTTTTAAAGTTTTACTGTTGTTAACTTGTCTTCTACAATAAATTTTATATCCTTTGAATCTAAGTTTAAAACCATTTCTTTTTGACTTCTATCTGAAAATTCTTTAAACCATGATTTTCCAACGATTGTTAAGAATTTAGATTTTGATATTTCTGTCATTAACCTTGTTTTTTGAGTTCTAAAAGTTTTGGATTTTTCATACAACCAATCCTGTATAGCTTGATTGTCGTTTGGATCTTTTAGATTTTTGACGAATTGCCTAAACTCTTTAATTGCTGGAACTAATAACTCTTGACGGCCCGTTACTGAACCATTGGCATCTAAAGTTCTTTCTGCAGTCTCCACATCTTTTGCGCTCATGCTAGTAGATAGTTTATCTATCTTTATTTCAAGCGTGTTAACAACAATTTCTTCTCCAGATTTTTCAACAACTTTTGCTGGAGCAAATCCGTTATCTTTTAAACCAAGTGATGCTAACCACAAAGCAGCTTCGGAGCCATATTGTTCCTCAAAGTTTTTATCAACACCTTTAAACAACCTCTTTTTAAGAGCTGTAAATACTGTGTTTGCAGCTTGTAGTTTTAACAATTCCCAAGAATTAATAAAAACGTCTTTAGCAGAAAGAGAACTTACCATTTTTCTGTTTATCACTGGTATATTCTCGAAATTTAAAACATAGATTTTTCCACTTTGATATTGTTCGCCATGCAATAAACCATTTAATTGTAATTTGTTGAATGTTTCTTCTGATAAAGACACTGGTAAATTATAAGAGTGTATAATTCCATCCTTTACAATTGTGTAATTTCTGAAAATTTTTGTTGGAAATTTTGATTTTATTCCAAAATTATTTTTAGGTAGAAAAACATAACCTGGAAAAGTAACCGAAACAGACAGGTTTGCTCTTTTGTCATTCCATGTTAAATCATTAAAAGAACATGGCTGTAATTCGTTGTCATAATTAAATTCAAGCTCTTCATTTGTTTTCTCTTTAATTTCGTCTATGGTTTTTTGTATATCTGATAAATTTCCGTCTTTTAATTTTTGCTCTATTTTTTCTTTATCTTCTTCGCTTAATCTATCTGATTTAGAAACTGTTTTTGAACTTATCTTTTTATAAGAAAAAGATTCATGTTGTGGATACCAAAAATTTTGTTCGTTGCTCATTAAATCAGATAACATGTCAATTACACAATATGCGTCTTCTGATGGTTCTAAATTTGGGTTATAACCATCTTTGTATCTATCTGATGGGTTGTTTATACAGGAGACAAATTTTTCTTCAAGCTCTGTAATTTTTTGAGTCCCAAACGTGTTTGCTTTAATTTTTATAAGATTAGCGTCGCCAATCATTTTTAGCAACTCAGAAACGGTATTGTAGTCATTTTTTCTGCTAAACGCAAAAAGAGATGCATAAAAACCAACCAACATTTCGTCATTTGCATATTCTCCACTTATATATTTTTTATTAAAATATTCAGCGCCACCTAAATAGTTTCCGATTGGCTCTTGTTTTGTGATGTAAAAAATGTTTGTTTGTCCATTTACGCTAATAGAAACTTCATTACTTGCGTTTGGCGAATAAAGAATAACATCTTTGTCAACAACATTCCAAACGACATCAAACTCTGGTGTTCTATCTAAGTGAACATATGTTCTTCTGTTTTGATTTTTATTTGTAAACTGCTTACTTAAATAAGGATCTAGATCTTGAAAGCTTTTTGACACTGTGTGTATTCCACCAAACACCTGGGCCATTCTACTCATAAGCTCTCTGTTACAGTAATAACCGTATTCTACAATAGTAGCTCCATTTATATAATCTTTTAGATCATCAATGGTATTTAAAATTTCTTTTTCTGACCAGCAATTGTCACAACCATCGGTTAAAAAAAACAATGAGTGTAAATAATCTTTTTTGTAAGAATTTATGTTTTTAATTACTTTTTTAGCCTCTTCTAATGGTTGTTTGAACGCTGTTAAACCTTGAGGGGTTAAATATTTATCTATGGCATTCTTTACGTTTGTGAGGCTTATATTGCTACTTACTTGATAATCTTCTAAAACCACACCAAATTCATTTTTGCCTGAAAACCAAATAATTGTAGTTGAATCGTTTGGTTTTAATATGGTTGAAATTTTATTAAACAGATCTTTTCTTATTTTTACAAGTTGGTCGCTCATGGAACCAGAACAATCAATTATAAACAAATGGTGCGTGTTAATATCTACCAATCTTTCTCTTTGTTCTGTAAAATCGACAATTTGTTGAGCGAAATACAGGTCTTTGTTTATTTTTAAATAATTAATCATGTGTTTTAGTTTAAAAGTTTTTTATATTTTACTATCAAATATATTGTTTTTTTTGTTGACATGCAAAAAAAATAGATATTTATTGTAAAACGCTTATATTATGAAAGAAACTAGCTATAATTTTGGTGCAATAAGAGATTCCATAATGAGATTATCTGCAGCAGAAATGATTAAAGAATCAAAAAGTCCAACTTTAGATAAATTTGCAAGCATTGTTCAAAAAAACCCAATTTTTCAAAAACAACATTTATTTTTTAAAAACATACAAGAATGTAAAGCGTTTGAAAAAGAAAGGTTGGCGGATAGATTTTTAAATCAAAATCTTCAACTTTTTATAAATGAAAGGTGGGAAAACATTATTGCCGAAAATAAGAAAATAAGAAAAGAGTTTTTGGATAATGCCCATGTAGAAGCCAGAAAAGATGGCAAATTATTTGAAGCTATTAATGTTTTAATTGAAGCTAGGACCAGGCCAGGTTTTTCTGATTTTGAAAGAGAACAGGAAAGTTATGAAGTAGTAATGAATCATTTGACCAGGCCAGTTATTTCAGAATCTGAAAAATCAAAAGAAAAGAACGATTCCCCAAAATTGGTAAAAGACGCTTGGAAGTTTATAACTAAAGTAGCTGTAAGCAATTTTAACGAAAGATTTTCTCATCTTAACGAAAATGAAAAAAAGGTTTTTAAGATCTTAATCTCTGATTTTGAAACAAAGCGCGATTATTTTGAGTCTCTTAGAGCAGAAAATATTCAGACTATAAACAAAAAAATAACTGAGGAAAAATCTAAAAATATTTCTGATTTAAAAACAATTGGTTTATTACATGAGTTTAAAAACAAGCTTGAAAAAATGAAAGGAATAGATTTTAACTCAATTGATGATGGTATAATATCTTGTTTTGAGTTAAAAGAAACTTTAAACAAATAAATAAAGCCCACTTTTTAGTGGGTTTTTTTGTTTTTAACAAACATAATTGTTATATTTTTTAAACAATATTATGTTATGTCTAAATACAAAAGAACAGCTAGAGAAATAATTGTTTCTGATAAACTCATAAACAATAAAAATATAAATGTAAAAATAGGAACCGTAGAAAATAGAGATGGGCCAGATACTATTTATATATTTATTAGTTTTTGGCTTCAACCTAAAAAACAATTTAAAAACAACGAACAAGAAGATCTAAAAAATTTGTTATCTCAAGAGCTTGGAAAAATTTACAACGAATCTCTAAAAAAAGAATTAGCTAAAAACAATCTTTTTCCACAAGAAAAAGAAAACATATACATAAAAAACATACCTGAAAACCTAAATTATAACGATAAAAGAAACTTTATTTCAATAGAATTATATCTACATACATGTAATTTGTTTAATAATGTAAAATTACCTTTAAATGCCAAGAAAAACACAACTTTATATGACGAAGCTGTCAGAATAAGTAATATAATGGGTGAGTCTAAAATTCTTAAAGGTGAATCTAGTTTTGAAATAAGTAAAAAATCAATTTAAAATCACAATTTTATTTGTCTATTTATAATAAAAAATATGACAAAGAAAGTAACCTTATCTGAATTAAAAAATTATATAATTTCAGAATCAAAAAAGTTATACAACAACGAAGTTGCTAAAGATAAAGGTTCAAAATTAAAAAAAGAATTTTTGTCGTTATACGAAAACGTTGAAAGCTATGTATCAACTCAATTAATTGACCCAGAAGAACTGAAGAAAATTAGACAAAACTTGCTAAAAAAAGCAGCTGGTTGGCAATTTACTGAACTTACACAGGTTCTTTCAGAAAAAAAAGTAAACCCCTGGGCCGTATGCCACGCTTCAACTGGACCTGAAAAAGACGATAAATTTGAAAAGTGTGTTATAGCTGTAAAAGATAAACAAGGTCTAAAAAAAGAATCACAAGATGAATACAAAGAATTTAGATTTAAATTAAAACACGATAAAGGTACAATAACAATAAAGACAAAAGCTAAAGATTTAGAGACAGCAAAGAAAAACATCGCAAAAGCAGAAGGTTGTCCAGAAAGCGCCTTAACACTGATAAAAAAATAAAACGACATTTTTTATAAAACCCCCACAAAATGGGGGTTTTTTTATGCTCATATAGAAAATTAAAAAAATCTGATTATTTATAATAAATTATTTTACAATATGTTAAACGACAATCCTAAATATATAATCTCTGAATTCTTCGAATTCAAAACTAGTGATAAAATCATTAAGGAATCGGAGCAACTTGGAAAACCTCTCGTAATGACTGGCATCCTTCAAAAAGCAGACACAGAAAATAGAAATGGTAGAATATATCCATTTGCAATTTTAAAAAGAGAGGTTGATAAGTATATGGAACTTGTAGAAAGCAATACCGCTGGTGGAGAATTAGATCACCCAGATAATGCTGTTGTATCACTAGCTAATGTGTCTCATAGAGTAATTGATATGTGGTGGGAAGGAAAAGATCTTTATGGTAGAGTTTTAGTTGCCGAAGATGTTGAAGCTGGTAAAAAATTAAAGGGTTTATTAAAAGCTGGTTTTACTTTAGGTATTTCATCAAGAGGTGTAGGTTCTGTAAAATCTATTCATGGCGCAGATGTTGTTCAAGATGACTTTGAATTAATCGCTTTTGATTTCGTTTCAACTCCTTCAACACCTGGAGCATATTTATTTAAAGAAGGTAAAGAAAAATTAAAAAGAGGTATGGTGCCTTTTAACGAAGCTGCAAAAAGCATTGTAATACCAGCTTCTGAAGCTTTACAGGAAGAATACGAGCATTATACTAAGCTTTTTGAGTTGTCTAAGAAAGATTTTTGGAAAAAAATGTAAAAAAAATATTTTTTGGAATTTTTATAATATTTATTAACAAATACTTTTACAAAATAAAGAGTTAATCTACATCAAAATGAGCGATAACAAAAATAAATCACCGCTAGAAGAAGCTAAAGAAAAATATGAGGAAATTACCAAGTTTGCTCAAGAACAAGCTGCTGAGGCTTTAGAAGAAAAAGTGGCTGAGACTCTAAAAGAATTTTTCAACAAAAAGTTGAACGAAGACACAACTATAAACATTGATTCAACTGGCAATGTTGAAATTAAAACTGATGGTGAAGTTGTTGATCTTGAAAATGGGTCAAATGGTGTTGATTTAGATTCCGAAGATAATTCAATAGAAAACATAGATACAGACCCTTCAGATGATGAAGAGTTTGAAGTATCTGATGATGAAGATGAAATTGCTATTGGAGAAGCTGAGTGGCTACCAGAAATGTCAAATGAAATCAAAACTCCAATGGAGGAAAAAATTGAACAAGAAAATATGGAAGAAATAAACAAAATGATGGAAGATAATGTTGCTCCTGCAACAACTCCAGCTCAAGCCCCAGAGGGTGAAGTAGAAACGCAAGCAGCTCCTGTGACAAATCCAGAAGCAGCTTCAGCCGAAACAGCGGAAAAACCATCTGCTACTATTGATGATTTACTTCCAAAACTTGACACAGTTATAAATTTAATGATGCAACAAATGGGTGGTGAAACAGATAAGGCTCCTGAAGCTAATGTAGCGCCAAACGCAGAAGCTGGAACAGAACAAGAATTTGAAGTTATTGATGATGAAGCGCAAAGCGCAGCACCAGCAACTCCAGCTCCAGCTCCAGCTCCAGCAGCTCCAACAATGGAAGAAGAAATAGAAATTGAAGATTTTGAAGATAATAATTTTATCGACGAGATGGAAGAAGAAATGTTGGAGATTGAAGGCATTGATGATGAAGACAAAGTTGATGAAGTTAGAGGCGTAGGATTCACCGCATTAAAAACAGGACAAAGACAAATGGCAGCTGATAACATGAAATCAAACAAAGGACATCATGCGCCAGTTGGTATAAACGAAAATAAAGCTCACGATGAGTCTAAATTAGACGAGCTAATAAAGGAAAACAATAGTTTGAAAAAAGAAATAGATTCTCTTAAAAAAGAGAGAAAAAATTTCGAATCAGCGTTTTCTAAACTGAGAACTCAGTTCAATGAAATGCAATTGTTCAATGGTAAACTTGTATTGGTGAATAAAGTGTTAACAAATGGTGGACTTACAAAAGAAGAAAAACTTAAAGTATGCGAACAATTTGATAGCGCTAAAACACACGAAGAGGCTGCTAAGATTTACAAAAACATTATGAAAGAAAACAACATTAAAGTTGAAAGTAATGGTATGGAGAGATTAAAAGCCGCAGGAACAAATACAGCTAAACCAAAAAGTACTTCAGAGCCACTTTACGAAAGTGCAGAGGCAAGAAGAAACAGGCAACTTGCTGGAATTGATAAATTAGAAGAAAACTAAAAAACAAAAAAAAGAAAAAATAGTAAAAAAAATATAAAAAACATTTTTTGTTACTATTTATAACAAACAATTTAAAAAAACAAAAAAAATGAGCGAATTATTAAATAGCGGAAAAGTAGGTCTAACCGTGTTTAAATCATTAGCAGAACAAAGAAATGCTATTGTAAACAACTGGAAAGACTCTGGATTACTTGAAGGCCTTCGTGGTATCAAGAAATCAAACATTGCGCAACTTTTGGAAAGTCAAGCTCAGTCTATGTTGAATGAGGTTACTCTAGACTCGGCTGCAGGTAGATTTGACACTGTTGCGTTCCCAATCGTGAGAAGAGTATTCTCAAGATTATTAGCTAATGAGATTGTATCTGTACAACCTTTAGCTTTACCTTCTGGTTTATTGTTCTACATGGACGCAAGAGTTTCATTTAACGGTGCTGACTCTACACAAGCTAACCCAGCGTATCCAACAATGCCAGATAACTCTGGTGCAGGAGCATACAGCAAAAAATCACCTTTCAATCAAGCAACAAACCAAACTGGTCCTACATTTGCATCTACAAGTGCTTATGAAAGATTCTATAACAATAGAGGTTTTGATTTGTCATTTGGTACTGGTGAAACTGCTGTTGGTACTACTGCAACTATGAATATGGGTGTATTCAGCGGAAGTGGTATTGCAAACAAAACTTTCACTTTGGGTGCTGGTTTCAGCTTCTCAAGAGCACAATCTTCAGCATCTCTTAGATTGTCTGCTGTTACTGCTGTGTATTACTCAGCTGCAACTGGTAACATTCTAATTGTTCCTGCTGGTGGAAGATTACCTTATTACTCACAAGTTCAAACTTGGACTAACGACCAATTCGAAAACAACGAATTAGACGCAGTTGTTGACCTTCGTGTAAACGGTATCTATGGTTCAGATTTCAATTACCTTATGCTTAACAACGGTGCTGGTACTTTCGGTACTTCATACACTTTAAGCATTGTTCCAGCTTATGAGGTTTATAATGACCTTGAAGCTAGATCAGAAATGGGTGAGATCACCATCAGATTCTCTTCTGTAACAGTTAACACTATTACTAGAAAACTTAGAGCACACTGGACTCCTGAACTTGCTCAAGATTTGGAAGCATACCACTCAATCGACGCTGAAGCTGAATTGACAGCTTTATTGTCTGAGCATATCGCTGCTGAGATCGACAGAGAAATCTTAATCGACCTTATCAATGGTGCACCTTTCAGAGCTCGTTGGGATTACAAAGGTTTGTCAAACAACGCAAACTTCTTTGGTACTCAAAAAGACTGGAACCAAACTTTGATTACAAGAATCAATGAGGTTTCTGCTCAAATCCACAAAGCAACTCTTAGAGGTGGTGCTAACTGGGTAGTATGTTCAGCTGAGGCTGGAGCTATCTTCGACGATTTGGAATACTTCCACGTTGATGGTTCAGCTCAACCTGAGTCAGAAAAATACAACCTTGGTGTAGAAAAAATTGGTAACCTTGGTTCAAGATATGTGGTTTACAAAGACCCTTACTTGCCTGCTCCAATTGTGTTGATTGGTCACAAAGGAAATACTTTCCTTGAGGCTGGTTACATCTACGCACCATACATCCCTCTTCAGTTAACTCAAACTATCTATGACGCTAACGATTTCACACCAAGAAAAGGAATCATGACTCGTTACGCTAAGAAAATGGTTAACAACAGGTTCTACGGTGTTATCTACATCGACAACATCAACACTTACTAATCAATTAGTATATCTAAAAAGAGAGCTCAAAAGGCTCTCTTTTTTTTTGAAAAAATTTAACTCCTAAATTTGGTGTAATGACTTTTTTATTGTATATTTATGTATATGAAAAAACTACAATGTAAAATAACAAAAAAACAATTCGGCGATATTGATAATAGAAGTGGTATAATTACTGATCATCTTAAAAAATTAAACATAAATATTCCTTCTTCATTTTTAAGGAGACAATTTTTAAAAAAAGAAGGTAAATCATGGCACTCTCAATATTTTGATATTATCGAGGTTGGTGATAAGGAAATATTTTGTTGTAAATATTGTAGCTGGAAAACTTATGATTTAGAAAATAAAAGCGGATGCTATACAACTCATTTACTAGAAGAACATGGTAAAAATATAGAAATTTATATTGAAGAATTTCCTGAAGAAAAAACAAAGTTTAAAACTTATTTTAATAAAAAACAAAATTTAGAAAAAACTCAAAAAGATGGAAATTATGTTGTTTGCAAGATTTGCAACTTTAAAGTTAGATATTTAACAAATACACATCTAGCTAAACATAATATAAGCCCAGAAGAATATAAAATTAAATTTGGAATTAACGAATATGCCAGCAAAAACTTTATAAATACAACTAGAAATATTTTAGTTGAGGCTTCTAAAAATATAACACACTCTTTTGTATCTAAACCAGAAAAAGATTTGAAAGAATACATTACAAATGATCTAGGTATAAATATTATACATAATGATAAAAAATTTTTAAAAGGTGTTGAAATTGATATATTAATTCCAGATTTAAAAATTGCTATCGAATTTAATGGGAACCTATATCATTGTGAGAATTATGGTGGTAAAGATAAATATTTTCATTTAGGTAAAACAGAAAAATGTAGCGAAATTGGGTATAAATTAATACATATATTTGAAGATGAATGGTTTTTAAAAAACGACATAGTTAAATCTAAAATTCGTCATTTGTTTGGATTAAACACATTTAAAAAAAGAATTCATGCTAGAAAATGTGAAATAAAATTAATTTCTCCCTCTGAAAAGAATGTTTTTTTAAATAAACATCATATTCAAGGCGAAGATAAAAGTTTAATTCATTTAGGGGCATTTTTTGATGAAAAATTAATGGCAGTTACAACCTTTGATAATAAAAGAAAGATGTCAAATCACAACAATAAAAAAGATATATATGAACTAAAAAGATTCGTGGTAGATAATGATTATAACATACCTGGAATATTTAGTAAAATTTTAAAAAAATTTATTGATTTATATGCTCCAGGTGAGATTATAAGTTTTGCTGATAAAAGGTGGACCATTAATAATGAAAACCTATATAGTAAGTCTGGGTTTAAGCTTATAGATACTTTAAAACCAGACTATACATATTACAATTCAAAAGTTTCAAGATATAAGAGGTTTCACAAATTTTCTTTTGGAAAAAAAACTCTTAAAAAGAAGTTTCCAGATCTATATTCTGATGATAAAACTGAGTGGCAAATTATGCAGGAGGCTGGTTATGATAGAATTTGGGATTGTGGAAAGTTGAAATATTCAATGCTTCTAAGTTAATTTTTTATCTTTCAACTTTTGTTATAGCTAAAATCTGTGTATTACATTAAGAAAAAATACAAAGAAATATACCCATATGATTGAAATCACACAAACAATTGCTATAACAAATAAAGCTATATTGTTTAAAATTAGCTCTTTTAAGTAATTTGTTATTTTCTTCCACATTTTATTTTACCTGTATTCTGAAAGCATAATAGCCGCTACGAATAACGATGCTATTACGGCAATAACCATAGAAGGTCCAAGCAAAAATAATTTTATAATTAAATAAAGAATTAAACCGCAAATTAAAACAGCGATCATAAAAATGCAAAAATAATATGCGATGCTTAAAAAATCTCTTAATTTCATATTAAACTTATCAACTCTTCATGTCTGTTTAAATACTTTATTTTAGCCTCTTTTGGGCTCCAAAATTCAAAGTGTGGATCTCTTTCACCTTCTCCACCATAAAATGCTTTATATTCGAGTTTAAGCATCTCATTATCCACCCAGTGAATATCGTCAGTAAATGGATATTCTAATCCTAACCATGGAAATATTATAGATTGTAAACGCTCTTCTATTTCTACGTATTGAGGTAAGTTTTTTTTGATGGGTCTTGGCATGTCAACCAATAAACCCTCAGAATCATCGTGGTGTAAGAATTTAAGTTGTTGAATTGGTGTACCAGGGAAATAAGAACACAAAACAGCATGTTGAGCTACAGAATAAAACTCTGGCGAATGCCCACCATATCTACACAAATTTGATAAGGCGTGAGCAATATCTATTAATCTAAGATCCTCTGGTTTTGGATTTAAAACATCAAAAACCACCAAAGAATGAGTTAATAGACCATTTGGCGAAATCTTTTGTACATCTTCTAATTTCATGGCATTTCGTATTAAATATAAAAATACAACAAAAATTCAACATTTGCAAATTAGAGTTTTTCTAAATTATTTATAACAAATAAAATGAACGTAAGAAGTATAATTAAGGAGACTATTGAAAACTTGTTAGACAAGCAAGATTTGGCAGATAAATTTGATAAAGATATCAAGTATTTAAATGGTTTTAAGCTAATTAAGACAAGAAATGACGAAAAAATGTCTTTGTGGGTTTTTGAATGTAAAGTTAAAAATTACATTTTGAGATTTTTTATAGAAAAAAACAAAATAAAAAACACTTGGGCTTCTAAAATTTTTATTTATTGGAAAGAAATAAGTAAAAATTTAACAAACGCAAGAGGAAAAGAATATGAATTTTCTTTTGGTCCATTTGATTCTTATGAATCAATGGTTGATGAAATAAACAACAAACTTAAAAATAACCCAAATCTTTCATTAAAAAACTTTATAGACGACAATAGACTTCAATTTGATTTGGATCTTATTTATATGCTTAAACTTTTGCAAAAAAATTCTTCTTTATTGTTTTCAGTTAACGACAAAATTTTTAATAAGATAAAAGGCATTTACGAAAAAATTAAAGAGTCAAATTCAGATGAAGATTTAAGAAAATTTATTGCCCAAAATGCTTACGATATACAAGATAAACAAAGAATGATTTTAGATTTACAAATCCTGTATAAGCTTGATTTTTTCAATAAAAAAGAGAAGGTCGATTCAATTTTCTAACATATTTATAAATAAAAATAAGAAATGGCTTTTAATAACGTAAATTACTCAATGATACCACTTACAAGTGGTACTTATACAGGAAATGATCTTGGAAATGGCATAACTGGAAGTTGTGTTTGTCAAATACAATGTTTAACAGCTGGATCTATAACAGTTTCAGCGCTTGGTGGTGGTATAGCTACTTTCACACTGACAGCTGGACAAACTATTGATGTTATGGTTGGTGCTTGTACTGTTGTTTCTGGAACCTATGTTGGCTTTAAACCAGCCTTTTCAAATAAAGGCATGGGAGCAATATCATGGGGTGGTAATCTTTAATAATTAAATAAAAATGGGAATATTTTGTGCAGATGGGTGTTTAACTGGAATGACTCCTTATGAGCAGACTAAACTTAAAAATCGAATAAGAAGATTTTTAGGTGAACCTGTTTTACAAGTAGAACTTCATGATGAACAAATAGAGGAAAACATTTGCATTGCAATAGAGGAATATTCTTCTATGGTAAATAACTGGGTTTTATATAATAGACTCCCAGAAATGTTGGGCTTGCCTTCTGAAATAGATTTTACATTAAAATACATTTCAAACAGTCTCTATTTTGAAAAAGCTCAAACAACTACATATGGAGAACAAGTTGGTGGTGGTGTAAACTCGAACAGAGAACTTAAAAGAGACGCGATAGTATTAACTGCTGGCACACAAGATTATACAATACCAGCTGGAAGAGAAGTTAACGAAGTTCTTTGGTTTACTCCAAGTTTTGTAAATATAACTGGTTTAGATCCATTTAATACTGATGTTTTAGCTGTTACGGAATTTCAAGGAACATACCTTGGAAATTCTATGATAAGTGTTCTACCAGTTTTTAACACATTACTCACTGCACAAGCTGCTGAATTGAGAAATAGAGTAAGAGGAAATGAATATTCTTATGTTTTAAGAGGTGGTCCTAATGGAACAAAAGTTTTAAAATTATTTCCAGTTCCTTTTCCAAATAACGCAAACGCTGGAAGTGGTTTTGGTGTTGTTGGTACTCCTGGTACAATTTTTTATACATACTACGACAGAGTATCACCATATGGAAACTCTGAATATAGTGGAAACAGCGCAAACCCTGGATATACTGGAGTTACAGATTATCAAGCTTCTTTAGGTTATCAAGGAAATGGTTTAGTATCAACACCTGCGGATGCTCAATTACATTACATAAGTTACAATCAATTAAATTCAGTTGCACAAACTTGGGTAAAAAGATATGCTTTAGCCCTTTCAAAAGAATCTCTTGGAATTGGTATTAGAGGAAAATTTAATGGCACATTACCTATACCTGGCGCTGAACTTTCCATGAACAAAGATGATCTTATTCAAACAGGTAGAGAAGATCAAGCAAAATTGAAAGAAGAATTAACTAAACAATTAGAGGATTTGAGTTATGATAAACTCATGGAAAGAAGAGCTAGTATTCAGGAAAATATAAATAAAAATTTGGGTTATGGCCCATTGGGTATTTCAGTTTTTTAAAATAATTTTTTATGCCAGATTTAAATGAATTAAGTGATCGTCCCGAAAGAATGAACGAAGCCGAGGCTAAGCCCGAAGGTATTGGCATGTTCTTTACTGATAAAGAAGCTAATTTGTTTATGTCAAATGGTAGAGAAATTACAGAAAAAGTAGTGAGTGAATTTTTTTTATTATATAGAGTTGATATTCAAAAAACTCAAACTGATTTTTACGGGCAATCAAAAAAGAAAGTATATCTACCAGAAATTAAAATTTATGGTAGAATAAATGTGGAAGTTAAAGCTCCAGAAGTTATGTTCAAAGGTGGTATAGAAAAAAAAGGTATGGGAAATTTAACTGCTCATGTTTATCTTTCACACCTGGAAGAACTTGGATTAATTGAAAAAAGAGAAAATACAAACATTATTGTTTCTGGAATTAAAATGGGTCATTTTATAGGATATAAAGGTCAATTCTATAAAATAATAAATGATGGATATTCACAAATATCAAATGAGTTTTCATGGGCTGGTGATAGAAGATTCTTTATAACCATAGAGGCAGTAGAGGTAGATGAAGATGTATTTAAAGGTCGTTAATTAAATTAATAATTATTTTATCAATTTTAATAAATTTTACTATAACTGTGTTTATAGTAAAAACCTACTGTGTTTAACTGTGTTTAAATGATATTAATATACTACCAGATTAGGGAAAAACGTACAAAAACTCAACGCCCCCCTCCCCCACACATGTTAAAAAAACACATGGTTCTTTAAAAGAAAAACAACTAAAAAATTAGTTATTTGGAGAGGTAAAAGACTTTAAGTTTTTATCTGGATTTGGTTATACTACCATCTTCAGTGTAAAAACTCCCGTGGGTTGAAACCAACGCCCCCAGAAGAAAACAACTTCACGAGTTAAAAAGCTATGTCAAATATAATAACAAACTTAGACATTTCCAAACTTTTTTGAACTATTTATAAAAAAACATGGGAATACTTGATAATATTGGAAAAAACCTAGACGAAAACTTTGAGAATTACGCTTTTTTACCGCAGCGTATTGGGTTTTTAGACATTGATAAAGGTATTTATGAATTTATTAAAGGTTTAAACTTATCAATTTCTGATGAAAATGGAATATTGAGATCAGTACCTGTAATTTTTAATTCTCAAGAACTTTGGGCTGAAAGAAGAATGAACTGGAAAGCCATGAGAAATGAGAATGGAGAAGAGATAACAAGGCCATTTATGGTCATATCAAGAGTGGGTGCAGAACAAGGAACATCACCTCTAAAATTTACAATACCAAATAAAAAGAAATTCACCTTTGTCAAAGTTCCAAAAACAGATGGCACTTTGAAGGGTTATGATCTGTATAAAATACCACAACCAACTTATGTAGATATTAAATATGAATTGGTGTTTGTTACAACATATGTTGTAGATGCTAATGAGTATTATGAAAAAATTTTCAGAGATGGTTTTTCCAATAACCAGGGGTATATGAATATAAATGGTTATTGGACATCTTCAAGGATTGATGCCCCTTCAGAGAGTAGGCAAGAAGAGATTTCTTCTGAAAAAGTTTATGAAATAACATTTCCGATTACTGTATTTGGAAAGTTGGTTGATCCTACTCAATTTGAGAGGGTTAACACCATTAATAAAGTTCAAATTAAAATAACTGAGAAAAAAACAAATAGCTAATCAGATTTTGATATTTTTTTAATATTTATAATAAAAAGTTTTTGAGCGGTTAACTATAGAAAAAATGATAGAAAACAGCAAAAAGTTTGTAAAAATAGTAACTAACAACAAAAAAAATAAACAATAAATATGGCAACAATTTTCGTTTCACCAGGGGTATATGACAAAGAACAAGACTTTTCAGTATTTGCCTCAAGGATTGGTATCACACGCTTAGGTCTTGTAGGTAAGACACCTAAAGGACCAGCATTTGAAGCCATCCGCGTATCAAGTGCTGAAGAATATAATTTAAGATTTGGCTCTACATCCCCAGATTATCCATTATCTTATGTGGCAAATTCGTTTTTAACTCAATCAAATGAGTTGACAGTTACAAGAATTTTGGGTGGTGAAGGCTTTGTTAATTCACCAGCTTGGGTTTTGGTGGCAGACTCTGCTTCTACTCTTTCTGGTATGACACTTGCAGTTATTAGAAGTAAAAGAAATCAAATTTCTGGAAGCTTTTATGCAAATTATGCTAACGATATAAAACTTGGAGGAACACCTTCAACAGTTTTATCTAATTTTATACTTTCTGGTACTGGAATATCTCCACTTACTGCTGTTACAAATAGTGGTTATACAGTTTCTCTTGATGAGACTGCAGATAGTTATATTGTTAAAATTTTGGGTAAAGATCCAAAAGTTATCGCTGGTTCTGCAAATATTTATGTTGAATCTATTTATCCTCACTTAATAAGAGAAGCTAGAGCAAGAGGTGCAATGTCAAGTTTGAACTTGATTTATTTCTCTGGTGCAACAGCAACAGATTATCAAAGCAGTTACACAAACGCTGTGACTCCTTACATAGTTTCAAGAGTTGTTGGTGGACAAGTTAAAGATTTGTTTAGATTTCAAACCATTTCTGATGGTGATGCTTCTAATAGAGAAATAAAAATTTCTATTGCTAACTTAGATTTGGTTAACTACACATTTGATGTTATAGTTAGAAGATTTGATGATACAGATGCTACAGTGCAACAAACAGCTCTTGAAAGATGGAGTAATTGTTCTCTTGATCCAAAAAGCACAACCTATATCGGTAAAATAATTGGAACAACAGATGAGTCTTATCCAAAAAGATCTAAATTTATTACTGTTGATATTGCTGAAAATGTTTCACCAACATCAATACCTGCTGGTTTTAGAGGATACAACCTTAGAGCTTATGGTGTAAGTGGTGCAACTACAGTAGTTCCTGCTGGTATTTATTATAAAACTACATACCTTTCAGGAGATTCTAAGTTTAAAACTTATCTTGGTATATCTGAATTGGGTTATACAAGTTTGACTCAATCACAAGTTTCAACGTTTAATGCTGTTAAAACTCTTGAAGCAGATTTGTTTAGCTATCCAGGAGGTGTTACCTCTGGTATGACAACCATAAAAGGTTTTCACTTGGAAAATACTGCAGATTCTTCTGAATTTATTTCTGGAGATAAGGCTACTTTAACAGCTTACACAAACACCGCTGGAACACTTCTTGACAAAACCTTGTTAAAGTTTACACTTGTTCCTTATGGTGGATTTGATGGTTGGGACAAATATGATCAATTCGAAAATCACTATGAGCAATTTACTGATACCTATACATCAAACGTTGCAGCATTTACAGCTGGTATTGATACCATGTCTTCTCCAGAAGAAGTAGATATCAATATTTTTGCAACTCCTGGTATTGACTTTGATAACAACGAAAGTTTGATCAGATATGGTCTTGACATGGTTGAGACAAGAACAGACGCTATTTACATCATAGATTCACCAAGAATCACTGTTGGTGATGAGAAAGGTACACCAGAAGAATTGGTAGCCACTCTTGAAACAACTGGTTTAGATAGCAGTTATGCTGCTACATACTGGCCATGGATCCAAATAGAAGATGTTAACACTAATGAATATACTTATCAAGCACCAACTTTAATGGTTGTTAAAGCAATGGCTTACACAGATAATGTGGCAGCTCCATGGTTTGCGCCAGCTGGTCTTAATAGAGGTATCGCTGATAACTCAGTTATCAGAGCAGATATCAAATTGTCAAAAGATCAAAGAGATGTGCTGTATCAAGGAAGAGTAAATCCAATTGCAACATTTGTTCAACAAGGTGTTTCGATTTGGGGTCAAAAAACTCTTCAAGTTAGACAATCTGCTCTTGACAGAATCAATATTAGAAGATTGCTTCTTCAGGTTAGAAGATTGATAGCTGCAGCATCATTGACATTAGTGTTTGAACAAAATGATCAAACATTAAGAAATCAATTCCTTGCAAAAGTTGAGCCTATCCTTCTTCAAATTCAAAATCAAAGAGGTTTAACAGCTTTCAAAGTTGTAATGGACGATAGCAACAATACTGCTGATACAATCGACAGAAACACTTTGGTTGGTAGAATACAATTGAAACCTACAAGAACTGCAGAATTTATAGATCTTACGTTTGAAGTTTTGCCAACTGGAGCTAATTTTTCAGATTTTTGATTTTAAAAAATAAATTATTAAAAAAGGGATACGAAAAAAGTATCCCTTTTTTTTATGTCATTTTTTTGTTTTATATTTATATATAAATACAGCTACACTTGTAGCTTTTATTTGAATATATTATGAAACAAACATGTGAAAATTGTTTTTGTGAATTTGAAAAACCGCAAATACAAAAAACTTGCTCAAGAAAATGTGGGGATGAATTAAAAAAGAAAAATAATAGAGAGAAAAGATTTTGTAAAAAATGCGAGGTGGATTTTGAAGTTAAGAAAAAATCTAAAACCACAATGTGTTCTGCAAAGTGTAGAAAAGAGTGGGCTTTGATCCCAGAAAATAAATTTACAAGAATAGAAAAGGCTAAAATGGCGATGCTTGAAAAGTATGGTCAAGATTCTGCTTTTAAATTAAGTGGTTTTGAAGAAAAATCAAAAAAAACAAAAAAAGAAAGATATGGCGATGAGAATTTTGTTAATATCGAAAAGGTGATGAAAACAAAAGAAAAACTTTATGGTGATGCTTATTATAACAACATAGAAAAGAATAGAAAGACAAAAAAAGAAAATCATGGAGATGAGAATTATAACAATAGAGATAAAGCCTTAAACACAACGCGTGAATTATATGGTGTGGACCATGCACTAAAAAAAGAAGAGTTTAAGAATAAACAAAAGGAAACCAATTTGGGGTTGTATGGTGTTGAATACCCGCTTCAAAATAAATCTATTTTAAAGAAAGCCCAGGAAACTAATATTAAATTATACGGTTTTAATTCTCCTTCTAAAAATGAAGAGGTTAAAAATAAAATTAGACAGTCTTGGTATGAAAAATTTGATGACTCTATTGTTTTTGAAAAAATGAAGCAAATGAATATAGAGATTTTAGGTGAATACAAAGGTTTAAGAATAAAAAATATTTACAACGAATATAAATTTTTGTGCCACAGTTGTAGTAACACATATATGGGAACATTTTCAAATAATATTCCACCAATTTGCAGAGTGTGTTATCCAATAACAGCTAACAACAAATATCAAATTGATTTTGCTAATATATTAAGAGATGTTGGTGTTGATTTCGTTGAAAACACTAAACAGGTTATAAAGCCATATGAATTAGATTTTTATTTTCCAGTCAATAAATTAGCTGTAGAGTTGAATGGTAATTATTATCACTCAGAAATAGGCGGTGAAAAATCAAAAGATTATCATCTTAAAAAAACCGTTTTATGCAACGAAAAAAATATAAATTTGTTACACTTTTTTGAAGATGAAATTTTGTTTAAAAAAGATATAATAATATCTATGCTAAAAAACAAGTTAGGTATAACTGAAAACAAGATATTTGCTAGAAGTTGTGAAATAAAGGAAGTTGGTAAAAAAGAAAAAGCAGACTTTTTAGATAAAAACCACATCCAAGGCAATTCAAAAGATAAAGTTAGAATTGGATTATATTATGAAAACAATCTTGTCGCTGTAATGACTTTTGGAAAGCTTAGAAAAAGTATGGGAAATAAAGAGGAAAGTGAAAATTTTTATGAGCTTGTAAGATTTTGTTCTTTATTAAATCATAATGTCATAGGATCTTTTTCTAAACTTTTAAATTACTTTACAAAAAAATATGCTCCTAAAAAGATAGTCACTTTTGCTGATTGTAGATTAAGTGGACTTAATCATGAAAACACAATTTATTCAAAAAACGGGTTTAAATATACAAACACTATAAAACCAAGATATTGGTATTTTCAAAAAGGAAACTACTTCAAAAGATATCATAGGTTTAAATTTAATAAAAAGAGCTTATTGAAGTTTCTAGATAGACCAGAGTTATCAGAATGGCAAATAGCTCAATTATTGGGTATGGATAGAATTTGGGATTGTGGAAATTTAAGGTTTGAAAAAATTTTTTAGAAAGAATTCACATCTTTCCCAATCTCTATTGAAATGCTTCCTATTTGTGGGATAGACATTCTACCACCATTGTCAAACAATAACTGAAATTCTCCGTTGTACATTCCACTTTCATTTGTGTCTTCTTCATCCCAGGAATAGCTAATTGTGCCACCGCTTGCAGATGTTATGTTTGCTGTTTTGGCCATTATTTTTATATCACCATTTGAGTTGGTCATGCTAAATGTGCAAGCTGTTACACCGCTAAGATTAAAAGGAGTTTTAGCACCAAGACATTCTCTATCTATAACCACAATTTCAAGTGTTGGAAGTGTGTCGTTTCTTTTTATAAAAAACTTATTTTTTAGTGTTTGAGAATACATGATTAATGTCTTTTATATAAATATTTACTTAATCTCAAATTCTAGAGATTGATTTAAAATTTCTATCTCTATAGTTTGTCCGATTATTTCTGCTTCTAATTGATTTACAATTCTTGATGATGGTGTTGCTAATCTAAATCTTGTGCTTATTTTTTTAGAGGGCGCACCAACCACATATTGTACAGACCAAACCAAGTCATATATTGTATCAACCGAATAAAGGTTTGAGTCTAATGTTGCAAAATAAACACCGATAGAATCTTGTGATATTGGCAAATTTGCTTCTATTAAAATGTTGCTTTCTGTAGCGCCAGTTCCAGCCTCGTATGTATTGGCTTCAAGAAAATATGGATTAATTAAATCATAACTTTGACTATTCAAACTTGAGTCGTTTGTTATGAGATAAAATTTTTTATATAATCTTAAGCTTGCCATTTTTTATTAAAAAAACCTTGGGATGATTGCAAGATATGCAATTCCCAAGGTTTCTAAGTTGTTTTTATAATTTAGCAGTAATTAAGCTGCTAAAATACATCTAGAAGGTTGGAGGGTAATTGTTACCTCTTGTAGATCCGAAGAACCATAATCATTGTCTCCAAAAGAAGCATCAGTGATCATGCAACCAATAAGAGTCCATTTTTCTACCTCAACACCAGTTGGATCAAGAGCTGTAAGTACAAGATTTTTCTTGTAACCTACTGCGTAACCCATACGTCCAGTGGTTGATTCGTAATGAAGTCTTACCCATTCCATGATTTTTTGAGTCGTAGAAGGACCAATCACATCAATGAATTTTACTTCAATTGGCTCCCATTTAGAACGACCAGCAACCCAATCACTTCCATTCATGTACATGATTTCTGTTGATTCGATTGTGATTTTTGGTTTACCAGAAGTTTGAACTAAAAATGAGTCAATACCAAGCTCTGTTGGGAAAGAGAGTTGGAATCTATTTTTTCTTTTTGGTTCCTGTTCAATAGGAACTGGTCTGAACATGTCTGCCATAGTTGTTATTTTAAGTTTTTTCTTTGTTATAAATAAATACGTAGAAAAAAAAATTTTTAATTCATACAGAACATTAAAATAATTTTATGGCCCAATAAAGGCAGGTTTTTTCATATATAACTGTTTTTGAATCTATTTATTAAGAAAAATAGTTGTTAGCCAATGTCTGGTACTTATTTTAATCCATTACACAGAGTTTTTCTAAATCTTTCAGGTGGAACTGTGACTGGAAACACTTTGTTTACGCAAAGTGTTTCTGCTGCAACCATTTACTCTGGTGCAACTGATCTTTATGATATTTTTGCTCCCTTTGGAGGTGGTGGTGGTGGTGGAAATACATATTTATCGCCAACACATATTGGTTTCGGAAGTTCAATTTCTGGTTTAACAGGTTCAACTGGTTTAACTTATTTAAATAATACATTAACAGTTAGTGGCGATGGAAGTTCAAACCAAATTCTTGTAAGAGTTGGGAATAATTTTTACATACAGGATAATATTTCTGGTTTTTCTGACAGAAGTATAATGGCTGTTGCTGGTATGGTATTTTCAAATGCTGCATCTACACCAAACATTTCTGCAACGTATCTTGAATTTACAGCTGGTGGACATTTTTATGTCAACACACCAAATATGTACTTTAACGACACAAAATTGTATCTTGGTACATATCCACATGTCAATACGCATAATTTTGAAGTCGCTGGTATAACAAAATTAAGTGCTTTAACAGCAAACACAATAGTTGTTGGACAAGCACAAAATAGTGGAGCAGTATTTGAGGTACGACAGGGGGCTAGCAATTTTAATGTTGGTTTAGATACTCAATATAGTGCTTATACAGCTATTCATTTTGGGTCAGCTAGAACAGATACAAATTTTGCTCTTAGGGGCGATGCTACAAATGCAATGCAGCTTAACGGTGGAACAAGACTTGATTTAGGTGTTGGTGGATTTGGCAAAATATTAGTTTATTCCGATCATAACAGGATTAATATTCCAACTCATATTGGAGATCCATTTCACACAATAACACCAACAGCTTATTTGGATTTATACTCAGCCTCAACCGCAATAGCTTCTTTGAGAATTAGAAGTGGTACAACCGTGTCTTCACCTAATGATGGTGATATATGGAATGAGGGAACACACTTATATGGAAAAATTGGTGGAGTTGTAAGACAGTTAGATAACGACAATGGAAGTGGTACCACTTTTATGGGACCAACTCAAATTGCGTTTGGTTCGTCAGTGTCTGGTTTGACTGGAAGTACTGGTTTTTATTACAATAACAATTCAGCTGGTGGTTATTCTGTTGTTGGAAATTATTTAATTGCTGGTACACCAAACGCAGGTCTTCCATTTTATCAGGAAATTTATTCTCCATATTCATTAAAAGTTGGTGCAACGAATTTAACAAATAACACTTGGTATTATTATGATACTCAAAGTAATATTCACACAGCGCCAGGTGGACATATTTTTGATTCTGTTTTAAGAGCAAACTCTCTTTCTGCAACATCTTTAACTGCAACCACAGCAAGGGTTAATATAATAACAGCTACAACTATTTCCGCGAACACAATTCAATCTGATTCGTTAAGAGGTTCTACTGAAAGAATGGTGCAGGCTGATACTGGTGGAACAATACACGCTGTTCAAGAAATTGTGTCTGGTATTGTAACAGATCCAACAGCTATTGCGCTTTTAACCACTTTTTCTAATTGGAATATGGCTGGAGTTTACACAGGCGCTACAATTACAAATACATATCAGGGACAATTTTATGGAGACACAGGAGACACTTATGTTTATTTGGCGCTGGCCGACAATTATTTTGCAAGAATACCTAGAGTTTAAAATATGGCGACAAATGCAGAATTATCAAACCTAACCAATGGTCTTGTTTCATATTGGAAATTAGATGGCAACAGCAATGATGCAATAGGAACTAACCATGGAGTTGATGCAAATATATCTTATAGTGTTGGTGGAAAAATAGTTTCTGGAGCAAGTTTTAACGGAGTTTCAAGCAATGTTGTTATATCTAGTTCTAGTACATTAACTTCAATAACAACAGCCGTAACACTTTCTTGTTGGGTTTATCCAAGATCAACATCTAGTTGTATGCTTGCGATTAAATATTTTGATGGTTCTGGAAATGGTGAATATTTTCTTTCCGTTTCCAGCGGATATTTTAGAGCAGCTTCAAATGGTGGTAATGGATCTGTGTTTTCTTTGTCACCTTTTAGTCTTAATACATGGTATCATTTGACTCTTGTGTTTATTGAAAACTCGTTTCTTGATTTTTTTGTTAACGGGGTAAGTCAAGGGGTAGACTACACCCCTGGAGTTATTAATTCATCTGAATTTCCTTTAGAGTTTGGAAATACTGTGGTGCCAGGGATACTAGGTTTTGCTTTTGATGGAGTTTTAGATGAGGTTGGTTTATGGAATAGAAATTTAACAGCGCAAGAAATATCTATTATTTACAATAATGGTAACGGTCTTTCTTTCCCATTTCAAAACTTGATTGTCCCAAGAAGGGTTTTAAGATATAACAACACAAGCCTTTCAAATGGTTTGTTGTCTTACTGGAAATTAGACGGGGACTCTAGTGATTCTTTGGGTTATGGAATTAATAATGGTTCTGGAACTGGTATTACATATTCAATTGGAAAAGTGGGTTATGCAGCAAATTTTGATGGAAGTACAAGTAAAATTTTTGTGCCAGATTCTGCTGTGTTTTCATATGCTTCAAGTGATTTTACGATTTCGGCTTGGTTTAAAAAAGCTGTAAATGGAACCAGAATGTTTATTTATGGGCAAAGCGATAATGTTGGATCTAACATTTCCTGTTCTGTGCTTGTGAGTTTAGAGGCTTCAAATTATATAAGAGTTTTTATAGCCTCGCAAACAGATCCAGACAGTACATATATTGAACTTATCTCTTCTTATGCAATAACAGACTTTAATTGGCATCATTTCATCGTTCAAAGAGACGGAACAACATTAAGAACATTTATAGATGGTGTTGCTGATAACACATCTGCTATTGTTTGGGCGATAAATAACAGCTCAAACTATTTTGCAATTGGTGCGGCTGGAGAATATGCGCTTGAAAAATGGAATGGTTCAATAGATGAAGTGGCGATTTGGCACAGAAAATTGAGTGTTTCTGAAATTTTATCTTTATACAATAACGGCAATGGAAATCCAACATTTTCCAAAAACCAATTGGTTGCACATTGGAAGTTGGATCAAAATGCACTGGATTCTGCTGGTAATTTTGGTGTGGACACAAATATATCTTATGTAACAGGAAAAATAAATGGCGGCGCAAGCTTTAATGGTTTAACATCTTATATTACCGTTAATAATAATATTTGGTCTGAAGAATTAACACTCTCTTGTTGGGTTAAAGTTAATGACTACGGAACTTCTAATCCAGCTCTAGCAGGAAAACAAATAATTTTTAAAGCGCCTGATACTGGCTTTGTGCAGGATTATACTTTATCTGTTGGCGATAATCCTGGTGGCAAATATGTTGCTTTTGTTTTTAGCAATAATAACCCAGACTATCATTCTGTTGGTTATTTTTTAACTGGTAATTTTTTTGAATGGATGCATATTGTAGCTACAAGAGCTGCAGGAACTTCAAAAATTTATGTTAACGGAGAATTGGTTGTTACAGGTACATATTCTTTTACACCAGTCAACAATGGGAATTTGTTGTATCTTGGTAATAACCCAGTAGCAGGAATTCAAAGATTTGATGGGTTATTAGATGAAGTTGGTATTTGGAATAGAGCAATTTCACAAACAGAGGTAACTCAACTTTATAATTTTACATCTGGCAATCAATATCCATTTACAAGACAATTGTCGAAAAATTTACCAGTATTAAAATCAACACTTGAAAATGGTATTGCAGTTTATTGGAAATTGGATGGAAATGCAAACGATGCTTTAAATTTGAATCATGGAACTGGAGAAACTGTTACATATATTGATGGTATATCTAATAAGTGTGCTTATTTTAATGGGTCAAGTAGTAGAATTTTAATTGATGATTCTAGTATTTTTACATTTGGCGCAAACGATTTTACAGTAAGTTGTTGGATTAAAACTAATACATCTGGCGTTTTATGGATTTCTGCACACGAAGATGCTAGTGGTGGAAATTCAAATTGTGGAATTTTTTCTTATCTAGATTCTGGTAGATATGGCTTTGGTTTTTGCTATGGATCATCAGCAATTAGCGCTGTTGGTAGTCAAGTATTGAATGATAATAATTGGCATCATGTTGTATCAGTTAGAAGTGGTAATACAATCTCTAGCTATGTTGATGGAGTTTATGAAACTGGTTTTACATCTTCTCAATCCGTTAATAATTCTACTGCAAAGTTTGGTATTGGATCTCTTGGTGAATATGTTTTTAATAAATTCCTCGGTTCAATTGATGAATATGGGATTTGGCATAAGGCTTTAACTGTTGATGAAATTGTAACTCTTTATAATAATAGACGCGGACTTGCTTACCCTTTTCATAAAACTATAAATTCCTCAAATGAACAAGGTGTTGAAGAAGGCTTGATTGGTTATTGGAAGTTAAATGGGGACTCAAAAGATTGTGTTGGTTTAAATAACGGCATAGACACAGATGTATCTTATGTTGCAGGAAAAATTGGTCAAGGAGCAAGTTTTAATGGAAGCACATCTGATGTTGTTCTTGGAAGCATCATACCATTATCGCCAATAAAGGGTTCAGTGTCAATTTGGTGTTATCATGATAATTATAATCAAATAAAAAGACCATATTCTGATGCTGGTGGATATGCTTATTTTGAACAAGGTACTTTTGTTTCGGGTAGATTTTATTGGCTTATGTATGATGGGGCTTCTGGTGTTTCGGTTAGTGCACCATATGAATTAAACACCTGGATTCATTGGGTTGCTACATGGGAAAACAATAACATTATAAAATTATACAAAAATGGTGTTTTGGTAGACACAAACAGTATAAGTCCTGCTTCTATAATATTAAATTTATCTTATGCTAATCATTTTGGTAATTATGGTGGTGCTGGATTTTTTTCTGGAAAAATTGATGAGTTTGGAGTTTGGAATAGAGCTTTATCTCAAAATGAAGTTGGTAAGTTATACAATTCTGGTATAGGCCTCACATATCCGTTTAATAGAAATGTTATTACAACGTTTAACGGACTTGTATCTTATCATAAATTTGAGAATAATTTGCTAGATTCTGTTGGAACTGCTCATGGGACCGATATTAATTTAGATTATCAATCTGGAAAAGTAAATCAAGGTATTTACCTTGATGGGTCTGCATATGTTGAAAATGTTGGTACAGTATCCACATACTCATTTTTTCATAACACTGGAGTTTTTACAATTTCCTTTTGGGTAAAAATGGATAATTATACATCTGTTCCACAATATTTTATGGGAAACACTCCTACAACAATTGAGAATGGGTTTTTTCTTGGTACCGATGTGGCTGGAAACTTAAGAATAGCGGTTATATACGGCGTAAGTTCACAATATGTTATTTTACACACTGTAAACAGTTTTTTTACAGACAATAATTGGTATCACGTAGCGGTGGTTTCCAATGGTTCAAAGGTTCAATTTTATAGAAATGGTCAACCATTTGGTGCTATTGGATCATGTTATCCCATAAATGTTGGAGATAGTTCAAGAAAATTAAGGTTTGGCGATATACAACCTGGTGGATATAGAATGACAGGAAAATTAGATGAAATTGGAATTTGGAATAGAGCTTTAACTTCAGATGAAATTTCTGTTTTGTGTAATAATGGCAATGGTTTGCAATATGATAATTATGGAAAAATATCTACAACAAAAAGATTGCCTCTTGATAATTACCCTGGTGCTCTTGCTGGTTATTCTTTGAGAAAATTGAGAGACAGATATACTGGATCATGTGTAAGAATCAGAAGGTCAAGTGATAATGCTGAGCAAGATTTTGGTTTTGTAAATGATTATTTTGATACAGCTTCATTTGCGAATTTTGTTGGAAATGGGATTGGGTATATTAAAACCTGGTACGATCAAGGCTTAAATGGTCTTGATGTAACTCAGACAACAGATATATATCAACCATATATTCAACTTAATATGTTAAATGGAAAAGCTGTAGTTAGGTTTGTGCAAAAAACTTCAAATTCATTTTTGTCAAATTCAAACGCTTTGGTACAATCAGAAATGAGTGGAATACTAAAAAAATCCTCTGTTTTTATGGCGTATAGGGAAAGTGGAGATGTAACATTTAGTACGCCAATTATATTTAATCACCCACCAAATAGTTATTTTTCTTATTTGCATTTATGGGCGGGATATTTATATCAAAATTTTTCAGAAAGAACTGATGTTGGTTCAAGTCAAACACAGTCATTTGCTAATAATGTATCAAACTGGTCTTTGGTTTCATCGCTTTATAACACACACATTGATGGTTACATAAATGGTTCTTCGGTTGGAACACCAGTTTCAAGAATTAATAGTCAAATTACGATAAGTCAAATAAATATTGGGGGTGGAAGTCCATCGTATTGTTTGGATGGTCAGATATTAGAGTGTATTATTTACGCATCTGATAAAACCAATATTAGACCAGAAATAGAAAGAAATATAAATGATTATTATAAACTTTACTAACAAAATTTAGCTCATTAACAACAAAAAGAAATCTATTTATAGAGGAAAAATATAACAAAAAAACAAATGTCGTTTAATCCAAATATACCAGGTCATAAAATTTATGGAAACATAGAGTTAACTGGCGGTTCTATTTACGCAAGTTCTTTGTCTGGTGGAACGATATATTCTGGGTCAACTCCATTAAATCAAATATTTGCAACAACTGGAAACACATTTTTACCAACAAATCAAATTGGGTTTGGAAGTGCTTTTTCTGGTTTATCAGGTTCAAGTGGATTTACTTATAATGATGTATCAAAAGTATTTGCTGTATCACCAACAACTTTCTCTTTTAGGGTTACAGATTGGATTGGTTATGTTGGTGTTTATATGCAAGATAACGCCACAACATTAACACCATTTAATTATACATTAACAAGCGATGGTCCAAATACATATATTAACGCCCCATCTTCGCTTGGAGCAATAAAGTTTGTGGTTGGCGGAAATGCTTTAAGAGCAACAATTGACGATTTAATAACTTATGTTTATACTGGTTTTTATACCCATTCAGCAAGGACAAATTCTTTGTCCGCAGCAACTTTAACAGGCGGTTCAATAAATACACAATCAAACCAATTTGTTGTAAATGTTGGACAAGTAAATGATTCGATAAAAGTAAATTCAAATGGTTTAATTGAGTTCAACCCTAACAATTCTGTAACCAGAAATTATAATTATTTCAATACAGATTATTTAAGTAAACCTAGTGGCCAAATTCTTTATTTCCTTGAAGAAAATTTATCATATAATCAAGGTTACATAACTTATGGTAGCAGTGTAGGTGGTGGTATATTTAATTGGTTGGGCGCTTTTTCTGCAGCAACTTTATCAGCTGAAACTGGAAATATTAGGAGCGGTCTAACAATTGGTCATGTTGATAATGGTAGAGCTTATGTTGGTACAAGCCCAGGTTCTCCAAATTTTAGAATAGTGGTTGAAAAACCTGGGTTTGGTTTGCATTTAAACACCAATTCAACTTATGGGTTGTACTTAGCAGATTCTGGTTCACAAACTTTTGTTGGTCAGTTTTCCTTATACAATTCAACACCATCACTTTCAACTCTTGCATTTGCAACTGCTGCTGGTTATGATTACGACACAAATGTAAGTCATAAACCACTTTCTGCAATTAGTGTAAGTGCTGAAACAGCATTTATTCGTGGTGCTAATAGTTTATATAACTTTAGACATGGCAGTCTTTTGATGGGTCCAGATTCTGGGGGTAATTATTTGTGGAGAGCTGATCAACCTAATGCTTTACCAATAATTGGTTTTGCAACTTATTTTGGAGGAACTACATACCCAGCTTGGTTTAGAAGTAATTCTGCTAGTTTTGGTAGCACAACGTTGCAATCTTTAAACGTAGGCGCATATGTAAATATTGCTGGCTCTGTTTCTAATAGAGCATCTTTAGAAATTGACTCTGGTTCAACTGTATCCAACCCTTATGATGGCGATATATGGAATGATGGTCAACATTTGTATGGAAAATTTGGTGGAGTTGTAAGACAATTAGATAATGACAATGGTAGCGGTACAACATTTGTTCAACCAAATCAAATAGCATATGGTTCATCTGGTTCAGGTGTAACATATTCTAGTGGTTTAACTTATTCTAATGGTGGTGTTACTATTACAAGTCCGTATACTTCTGTTTTAAGAGTTGTAGGTTCTGGAACAACTCAACCAATATTCTCAGTTCAGGGTTCACAGGGTGAACTGTTTTCTGTTACAGATGATTTAAGTGGTTCTTTATTTTCTGTAAACGATATTTCTGGTTTACCAATTGTAGAAGTGTTTTCTGATGGCACAACTTTAATGGGTGATTATCAAGCTCCAGGTTTATATACATCTAAAAACAAAACATTAACAGCTGGTACAAACACAATATATTTTATACCAACAAGTGCTTATACTGGAGCATTTTTTGACTATACGGTTATTGGCACATCTGGTGCTAGAGCTGGAAGTATTATGTCTATATGGAGTGGTGTATCGGTTAATTACACAGAGGTAACAACAAATGATATAGGTCAAACAAGTGGTGTGACATTTACAATGTCTATAAGTGGTTCTTATGCTGTGCTTAACGCATCTGGATCAACAAGTGGTTGGATAGTGAAAACAATAATAAGATCAATATAAAAATGGGTTTTCATTATTCGCCAAAAATAATTAAAGACGGATTAGTAGCTTGTTTTGATGCAGGAAACACGAGAAGTTATCCTGGTAGTGATTATACTTGGACTGATATAAGTAAAGGAGAAAATCATGCGATAATAAACCCAGGAGGTGTAGCTTTTGATTCTGGAAATGGAGGTAATTTAGTTTTTACAGGAATTTTTGCAGATTATATTACCGTATCAGATACAACGTTGAGAAGTTTGTTTAGTAATACTGATACTAAGCATAGTATTTCTTTTTGGTTAAAAAGCACAACTTTCGCAGTTTCAGGGGGAGTACAAATATTGTTTAATGTATATAGCACTGGTTATAGTGGTGGAAGAAGTTTTGGTACGTATAATAACGGCGGCTCTTTTGAAATATTTTCAAATATGTTTCAAGCTCCAACTAATTATGCTGCTAAAGCGATTGATTTTAATAATTTTTTTAATCGCATAGTTAATTTACATTTTCAATGGAATGGATTAAACTATGATATTTACGCAAATGGTGTTTTACAAACTGTGCTATCATCAAATGATCTTACAACAACGGGGCTTGCTCTATTTGATTCGCCAATAACTATAGGTGCTGATGCCTCTATATTTGGAAATCCACATTTTATAGGCAATTTATATCAAGTTCTTTTTTACGATAGAGAATTAACTTCAGATGAAATTTTAAGAAATTATAATACAACGAAGGGGAGGTTTGGGTTATGAGTACAGTAAGTGGGGGTCCATACATAAAAAAAGACTTAATTGGGTATTGGTCACTAAATGGTAATTCTAATGATTTAGTTGGTGGTAATAATGGCACTGATACTGCTATATCTTATGTGTCTGGAAAAGTTGGTCAGGGGGCAAGTTTTAATGGATCTTCTAGTCAAATATCAATACCTTATAAAACAATTTTTGATTTTACAGATGGATCAAATGATTTGCCGTTTAGTTTTTCTTTTTGGCTTTATAATTCAGGGGGAAACAACTTGCAATGGATAATTAGTAAAAGAACGCAAAATAATAGTTGGCAAATTACAATGTTTAATAAACAATTAGGTGTAGCATTTTTTACAACCAACTCTAATTATATTAATAATACAACTGTAAATACAATATCTGATAATGTTTGGACGCACGTGTCAATTACATACAATGGAAATAAAACAAATAATGGAATTTTAATTTATTTTAATAGCATATTACAAAATATAACCACAGGAAATGTGGGTAATTATACAGGTATGGCTATTGAATTTCAAAATGTGGTAATTGGTAATGCACTCATTGGTGGTAGTTATTATTTAAATGGTAATTTAGATGAAGTAACAATGTGGAGTAGAGTCTTAACCCAATCAGAAATAAATGGCCTCTATAACAACGGAAACGGTTTAAGTTTAAGGGTATAAATAATATGGCAGGAAGAGTAGCATATATAGGTGGAATCATTACAAATGGATTAATTCTAAATTTAGATGCAGCGAAAGAAGATTCGTATCCAAAGCAGGGAGCAAATTGGAATGATATCTCTGGAAATAGAAACAGTGGAGTTTTAAATGGAACTGTTGTTTATAATAATTCAGATAAATCAATTGCGTTTGGGGCAAACGTGGGCGATTATATCACTCTTCCAAATGGTTTACTATATGGTGTATCAGATTTTACAATAAATCAATGGATTAAATCGGATGGCGACACTACCCTCGACCAATATACAACATTTACTAATTACCCTGCAGGTAATTTACAGGTGTTATATGGAAAATACTTTATAGGTTTATATCTTGGTAATAATGAAGCATATTTAGGGGCAGCTCCATGGAACACTTTGCTTACAGAATTTAATACCAGAGCAAACATGATCACTGTTTTGAGATTTGGAACTACAACTCAAGTTTATTTAAATGGTCTTTTAGTTAAAACAGGTACCTCTAATGCTACAATAGGAACACAAAGCTCTGCTTTTAGAATTGGTGCAAATACTGATGGTGGTGAAAGATATAAGGGAAAAATTTATTCTACTCAAGTTTATAATCGCGCTTTGTCAGCAGCAGAAATTTTACAAAACTACAATACTTTAAAGGGTCGTTATGGATTAGCAACATTCCCTGCAAATTTATTAGCTTCACTAGTTTCAAGATGGAAGCTTGATGGCAATAGTTTAGATTCAGTGGGAACTAACAATGGAACGAACACTTCAATAACGTATGTACCAGGTACAAATTTTGAAGGTAAGGCTGCTGAATTTGATGGCGCTAATTCTTATATAAATGTTGCAGATAATACAAGTTTAAATTTTGGAACTGGTGATTTTACAGTATCAGCCTGGGTTTATCCTTATGTTGTTAATTATGCTTTGGATAAAGCAGGTACGATTATAACCAAAGACTTTACAGCCTATGAATTTTCTGTATATGAAGGTCAAATTGCTGCTTATATAGGCGGATCTGGTATTCTTGCTGGGTCAGTTTCTATAAATAATTGGTATCATGTTGTTTTGTTGAGAATCTCTGGTGTTGTTAAGATGTATATTAACGCAATTGAGGTGCATTCTTCTACTATAACAACTTCAGCATCTAGTGGATATGATTTTCAAATTGGGATAAGAGGTACCAATCCAACAAACAGCAAAATGAATGGAAGAATAGACGATGTTTGTGTTTGGAAAAACAGGGGACTAAACGAAGAAGAGGTTTCACAACTTTATAAATACTATAATTCATAAATCAGATTAAAACAAACAGTTTTAAAATAAAATTTTAATATTTATTGATAACCTGGAAAGTGAAAGGTGAAAAATGAATGAATTTAAGGTCAAAAATGGTCTCATTGTTAATGGGGATACAACATTAAATGGTGTTGTATATTATAGTGGCGCACCATTAACTCAAATATTTGCAACAACTGGGTCGACATTTGTTCAACCAAATGAGGTTCTTTTTGGTTCAGGGACATCTGGTTTAACTGGTTCATCATCGCTCTCATTTGATAATCACGCCCTTTCAAATACGATTGGTAGATTAAATGTTGGTAATTCCACAAATAGAACTGGGCAAATAGATTTGTATAATTATACAACCCCAACTAATTACTTAAGGATTGAAGGTGGTGCTGATTCATATATAACACAATTTGGGGGTGGTGATATTTATTTTAGAAATTATTTAGGCAATCACTCGCTTGTATTACAAGTTAATAACACTGTTAGGGCTTTAAATTTTTCAGCCACCACACTTTCAGCTGGGACTTTATATTCTGGAACAACCAATCTTTATAACATATTTGCAACACAAGGCGCATCTGGAGAGGCAAATACAGCGAGCAATGTGAACGGTGTTCCATTGGGAACAAGT